TGACTAAACTAGTCGAGATGCTAAAGCTACACGAAGGTGTACGATCTAAGGTATATGTGTGTAGTGCAGGCTACGAAACGATAGGTGTGGGTAGGAACATCTCAGAGTCTGGCCTTGGGCTGTCTGATGACGAGATTAATTATTTACTGGCAAATGACATAGAGAGAGTAAAGGGAGAGCTATCTGAGACATATTTCTGGTTCGTCGCTATGAATGAGGCCAGACAGGATGCCATGATCGACATCTGCTTTAACCTTGGTCTGACCAGATTGAGAGGTTTTGTAAAGGCTCTTGAGGCTATGTCGCGTGAACAGTTTGATATAGCTGCTGATGAGTTTATGGATAGCAAGTGGGCGCAACAAGTGGGAAATCGTGCAGTTAGGGTTACTGAAATGATTAGAACCGGAGAGTATAAGTAATGGGTTTATTCGACCAAAATATACAGACCGGCCCTAATGCTCAACAACTAGGCTTTGCACCTCCCACAGCCCCAGCAAACTCTTTTACTCCGCCCGGACTGCCCGTTGGCTACGGTCAAATGCAAGGTCAACCTCTTCTTTCAAGAAACCCTAACTACGGGGTTCCTACAGGCATAGCGGCTCTACTTGGCGGTCAAAATCCTATGGGCGCTCCACAGACCGGGGCTTTGCTAACGCCTCAGCAGGCAGCCCCAAACCCTATGGAGGGTATTAATCCTCTCACAGGCCAGCCTTTTCAGACGTTTGATGCTGGCGCAACGACTGATGCCATAACGCAGGGCAGGCAGGCTGAAGAGCAGCGTCAGCGAGACATGCTTATAGCAGCCCAAGAACGCGCTGCGGCAGAGCAAACAGCTACAGAAACAGCCGCTCAAGCAGAAAGAGATAGGATTGCAGCAGAACAAGCTGCTGCGGCACAGGCAGAACAAGACCGCATAGCAACTGAACGTGCTGCTGCTGAAGCCGCTGCTCAAGCAGAAAGAGACCGTATAGCGGCAGAGGCGGCGGCTGAAGCAGAGGCAAAAGCGGAAGCAGACCGTCTTGCTGCCGAGGAGGCTGCTAGACAAGAGGCTGCTCGTGAGCGCGCTTCTGGCAATGTTCGCCGCTCAACAGGTATGGGTGGAGAAAAAGGCGGTGGTATAGGTCAAATAATGATGGGTCAGCCAACCCCAAATCCGACAGGAGACTACATCCCTTTTGTGCCCCCCCAGATGCCTGAGTCTATGCCAGCGCCCACACCCACACCAAGACCAGTAATGGATCAGTCTTTAGGTGACAGGTTGCGGGGTATGGGCGGCATGTTTTCTAATGCTATAGCTCCCGGTGATCCGGGTTATGAGGCTGCATTGGCAGAAGCTGGGCCGGGATCTGGTGGTTTATTTAGCGGAGCTATTCCCGGTCTTACGCCAGAGCAAATAGAAAACATCAAGCAAGCTCAAGAGCAAAGACGGGCTTCTGGTCAAAGCGGATTCTTGGGTAAACTTGGCGGAACTAAAACAAACCCAATAGCTGATATAGGCAGCATGGGTGGGGTTGGCGGAATGATGGGCGGCATTGGCGGCATGACTGATCCTGCGGTCATGGAGCAAGTCAGGCAGCGAGTTGCTGCTGTACAGCCTCCTCCACCAGTTTCTACACCTAAGCCTGCAAAGAGTGTAGGTAGGAGCAAAGGGAGACGAAAGCCCGTGCCTCCAAAGCCAAACACCGAGACTGTAAAGAAAAAACCCAAATCATCAAGATATGGGGGGCGAAGCAAAGCACCCACCACTAAGTCTCGCGGCAGACGTAGGCGTACCCGCTAGACATGGCTCTTAGTAAGATAAAGTTTGCTCCCGGCGTTAACAAAGAAGGCACAGAGTATTCTGCTGATGCTGGATGGTTTGATGCTGACAAGATTCGATTTAGGCAGGGTAGGCCTGAAAAGATTGGTGGATGGGAAAAGTTTTCTGAGACTTCGTTCTTAGGAGTTTGCCGGTCAATACATGACTGGTCTTCTTTGGAGTCTATACGTTACATAGGCCTTGGTACGCACCTTAAGTTCTATGTAGTGTCTGGCGATCTGTTCAACGATGTTACGCCAATTAGGCTGACCACTAGCGCGGGTGACGCGACCTTTGCAGCCACCGATGGCTCCTCAACCATCACCATCACAGAGACTGCACACGGGGCGGTAGTCAATGATTTCGTTACTTTCTCTGATGCAGCAACACTTGGCGGCAATATTACTGCGACTGTTCTCAATCAGGAATATCAGATCGCGTCTGTGCCCACGACAAACACCTTCACCATCGTGGCAAAAGATACTAGCGGCGCGACTGTAACCGCTAACGCAAGCGACACTGGCAATGGCGGCAGTTCAACGGTAGCGGCTTATCAAATCAATACCGGCACCAACGCCTTTGCTACAGGCACTGGCTGGGGTACGTCAGGGTGGGGTGTAACTGCTTTTGGTAGCGTAAGTAGCATTTCTTCAGCAGGTCAGCTAAGACTTTTCAGCCAAGACAACTTTGGAGAAGACTTAGTATTCAACCCTCGTGGTGGCGGCATTTACTACTGGGATGAGTCTTCAGGCACCGGCGCAAGAGGGGTAAACATATCCAGTTTAGCCGGTGCTTCTAACGTGCCAACCATTGCCCTGCAAGTCATGGTTAGTGACATAGATCAACACGTTATTGCTTTCGGGTCTAATCCTATTGGCTCTAGCCAGATTGACCCGCTTTTTATTCGGTTCTCTGATCAGGAGAACGCAGCAGACTGGACTCCTACAGCAACTAACACCGCTGGTGGTGTAAGAATTAACTCAGGGTCTCAAATTATTGGTGCGGTTCAGGGCAGACAAGAGATACTGGTGTTTACGGATGTCAGCCTGCACTCCATGCGGTTTGTTGGCGCACCGTTCACGTTCCAGTTTCAGACCGTAAGCACTGACATATCTATGATTAGCCCCAACGCAGCCGTCAACGCTAGGGGTTCCGTCTACTTTATGGATAAAGGCGGCTTTTATGTCTACAACGGTTCTGTGCAGCCTCTTCCGTGCTCTGTAAAAGACTATGTGTTTTCCAACCTTAATGAGGATCAATTGTTCAAGGTCTTTGCAGCAGAAAACAACGCATTTTCTGAGGTTATCTGGTATTACCCAATAGGTTCTGGTGACACGGAGATAACCAACTATGTCAGCTATAACTACGCAGAAAACTTGTGGAGTGTTGGCACGTTAGCTCGTGGAGCATGGCGTGGCGCTGGCACAAGGAATAAGCCTTTAGCTACGTCAGTCATTACAGATACAGATAACAACTACCTGTACTCTCATGAAGTCGGCTTTGATGATGATGGAAGCCCAATGACCGCTTATGTAGAAAGCGGCGACCTAGAGATAGAAGAGGGTCAGCGGTTCATGATGATTAGTCGGGTCATACCTGACTTTGCTTTCAGCGGAACAACCTCTGATGCGTCAATAGATATGACGATCAAGGGCAAAGACTTCCCGCTGGGCAGCACCAGCACCCTTGCAACAGCAACGGTCACATCATCTACAGATCAAAATCATGTCAGGGCTAGAGCTAGGCATCCTATTGTCAGGCTAGAAAGCTCAGGCTCTGGTTACGGCTGGCGGCTTGGTGATCTGCGTTTTGATATACGCTCAGACGGGAGGCGCTAATGGCTGGTACAAGAACAACCCCTCTACCCATACCAACGCCTGAGTATGATCAGCAAGAGCAGGGGCTAACAAGACGCACCCTAGAGCTTGCGATGGATCAGATTGAGAACGATGTGGTTCTTGCTAAGACCCAAGGCGACAAAGAAGGCTCTCTTGCCATGCGCCGCTTTCAGTTTTTGCTGATGGGTGCCTCATGACAGATGCGATCAAAGTTCTGGGTCAGGCTGATGTTTCGGCAACGACAACGACTACGCTGTATACAGTCCCAGACCTGACGCAAACGACTGTTAGCTCACTAGTCATATGCAACCGAGGCGGCTCTGCCATCACGTTCAGGGTTAGCGTCCATGTAGCTGGCGCTTCAGCAGATGACAAACAATTTATATTTTTTGACGAAGACCTTGCTGCCACCACCACTAGAACTGTGGTCATTGGCATGTGTCTTGGTCAAGCGGATGTGGTCAAGGTTTACGCCAGTGCCGCTAATGTAAGCTTTAACCTATTCGGTGTGGAGACAAGTTAATGGAATATGTAAGAGGACAGATGCAACAAGCGCCATTACAGCCACAAGCAGAGCAAATGGCGCAGTACGGGCGATACGGCGACAGCATGCTCGTACACATGAACCCAGCAGAGGTTCAGGGTATAGCGTCTTTGACCCCCGGAGGGTTGACCAAAAACCCTGTTACAGGTCAGCCAGAGGCGTTTGCATTCCTTATACCTATGTTGGCAAGTGCATTAGCCCCTGCGGCGTTTACGGCAATAGGAGGTGGGGCTACTGCTGGTCTCGCTGGGCTTGCAACCACAATTGGCGCTAACAGCGCCCTAGCGGGAGCTATTGGTTCTGGTTTAGCAACAACTGCCATTACCGGAGATCTCAAGAAAGGCCTCGCCTCTGGCCTCATGGGTTATGGCCTTGGTTCTGCTTTAGGTGCAGGCAAGGATGCAGCAAGCGGCATGACTGAAGCCACAGCAAATCTTGCCGATGCATCAGATGCCCTGCTTACAGGAACTGCGGATGCAACGACAGAAGCCATAAAGGCTGGGACAGCAATACCAACAGCGGGAACAAATCAGGCCTTGGGGGCTTTAACTGATAGAGTTGGATCTGCGGGTAAAAGCATTGCCGACATCAATGCAAGACAGGCTGGCTTGAGTTTTGCAGATAGAGTTGCTCAACCCTTTTCTAGTGACGGGTTGGCTGCTACAGGAAAAGGGCTGCTAACTAAGTCTGCGGCACTACCTCTTGCTATCGGCTCAGGTCTTCAAGGCCAAATAGAGATGGAAGAAGGCTACGAGCAGATGGCTCGGCAGACTGAAGCTGACCGGCAGGCAGAAGAGGATCGCGCCTATGATCTGCTAGGCACATCGTTGGATCTGGCTGGTACAGACTTTGGTATTGATACTTCTGGTATGGGCCGACAGTACGCTGCATATGACCCTACAAACTACGCACGGGCTGGTGGCATTGTTTCTCTGAACCCACAGGAGTATCAGCGCCAGTTAAGCGACCTTCAAAACCTCGGCAGAGCGCCAATACGCATGGACATGGGCGGCCCAACAGGCGGTTTTAATCAAGGCATGGGTGGAGGCGCTCGGTTTGGTTACGGCTCTGCCGCATCCAGACAGGCACAGCTAAGAGGCCCAGTGGCTAAGACCGCAGCAGAGCTAGAAGAGGTTGAATACAGGCCCGGATTCGGCCCTGAGATTGAGTATTTCAGAGAGCGCATTCCTGAGATAGATGATCCCAAGCCTGACACGGATACAGGCACCACTACCGACACAACCACAACTCCAGACTTTGATTTCTCAGACATGGTTACAGGCCAAGGTATTGCTCCGTTTATGTCTGAAAAAGACTATGACGCACTAGTTGCTCTTGCGACAACGCCCAGAAGAGGAAGGAGCGTAGGAAGCAAAAAGTATCAGGCAGCTAAAAAAGAATTTGCGGATTTAGGTCTGACCGGCAACAAAGAAGAAGACTTCATGAGGTTTGCTCCAAATATGCAGAACCTGTCTTTTGACTACACCAACGCTTATACGGGCATGCAAGAAGGCGGCACGGTGCCAAGCGCAGACCCTCTCATAGAGCAGACCATGATGGCTGTTATGGGTCAGCTTTCAGAAGAAGAGGCATCCGTTGTTATTGATCGGTTCTTGGATGAGTACGGAACAGAGGCTTTTCAGATGCTTAGAGAGCAAGTGCTTCAGAGTGTTCAGCCAAACGCTCAGACAGAAGGTCTAATTCAAGGTGAAGGCCGTGGTATGGATGACATGATCCCCGGCACTATCGGCGGTCAGCAGCCTGTAGCAGTGTCTCCCGGCGAGTTTATTATCCCAGCAGACGTAGTCTCAGCGGCTGGTGATGGCGACACAGGCGCTGGTGCAAAGCGTTTTGACGCGATGCTTGATGAGATAAGGATGCAGAAAACCGGCACAACAGAGCAACCAGATCCACTGGTAGCTAGAGATGGAGGCCTAATACCCGCATGAGCCAATTGTTAAGCTTTGACGAAACAAGGGTTAGGGATATATCCCGTGAGCCAAAGGTGCGTAGCAAGACAGCGCCAAGAGAAGTTACTCACACAATCACAATGGTGCCGCCTAATTATGCAGAGACGTTGTGGCCTGAAGTCAGAGGACAGCTACTCAAAGCGGTAGCAAGATCAAAGGGCAGGTGGAATGAGGATTCACTTCTTCAGTCCATAAAGCTAGGTCATCAGCACCTATGGCTAGCTTTTGACGAAGATCACAAGATAGACGGGGTAGGCACTACAGAACTGGTGTCTTATCCGGCAAAAAGGATGCTTACGATACAGTTTTTGGGTGGTGCCAAATTCAACGACTGGGTTTGGGACATGCTTGAGCGATTTACTGACTGGGCAATAGATAATAACTGTGACGGCATAGAAGCTACTGCTAGGATGGGGTTCTGGAAATGGCTTCAGCAAGACGGATTTGAGCGATCATATGTCGTTTACGAGAGGAGTTTAAGAGATGAGTAAAGGTGGTGGCGGCGGCCCTCAACAAACCGAGAGCGTAGTAACACAAACAAATCTCCCTGAGTATGCAAAGCCTTTCTACGAGGAGATGCTTGGTCGAACAGTGTACGAAAGTACTCGACCATACGAGACGTATCAGGGTCAGCGGATACAGGACTTCAATCCGTTTGAAACGACTGCAATGCAGGGCATGGCAGAAATTGCTGGCGCTGGCACTCCTCAGCAAATCAGATCAGCAAGCGACATTGCCACTCAGATAGGTTTTCAACCAACCAACATGGGGATGAACATTGCTTCTGGATTTAATCCTCAACAGCAATTCTCTAATTATCAAGCTGGCACCATAACTTCTGGCTACCAAGCGCCTACAGACGCAAGCCTGACCCAAGGATTCACAGCAGGAACCCTTGATCCAACGTACACTCCCGGAACCATAGCATCTGGCTACACAGCAGGCACTAGAGATTCCGGCTTTGATCCCCAAACCTCTACGGTTGGCTATCAGGCTGGGTCTTTTGACCCCGGATACATGGCCCGTGAGTTAGGGCAAGATTACTCTGCAAGAGACCTGCAATCTCAATATACGGGCCAAGGTGACTTTGGCCCCGGCTTCCAAGCAGGGACTGTTGCAGACACGGCTACAATTCAGGATTACATGAATCCTTATCAGCAGCTTGTGACCGATATAGAGAAAAGAGAGGCAAGAAGAGCTTCTGATACGCAAGCGGCAAATATCTCCCAACAAGCAGCACAGGCTGGCGGTCTCGGCGGTTATCGTGAAGCTGTTATGCAGTCTGAGCGAGAAAGAAACCTTGGTCAGCAGCTTCAAGACATTCAAGCGACAGGTGGTCGCGCAGCTTTTGATCAAGCGCAACAAGCTTTTGAGGCCGATAGAGCAGCAAGGCTTCAAGAAGCACAGCTTGGTTTGCAAACTGGTACTCAAGCACAACAAGCGCTGCAACAAGCAGAGCAGCTTAGGCAGGCTGCATTTGGCACTACTGAGCAGGCGCGGCAAGCGCAACAAAAGATGGCAATTGACTCTTTCCAAGCTGGTGAGCAAGCAAGACAACAGGCTGCTCAGCTTGGTATGACGGCTCAACAACAAGCAGATGCAGCTCGACAAGCTCAAGAAAAGTTTCGTCAAGGAGCGTTTGGTCAAACAATGGAGGGGGCCGCTCAAGCAGAGCAGTTTGCCCAGCGTTCATTTGAAGCTGGAGAAAAGGCTCGGCAACAAGCTGCTCAACTTGGTTTGTCAGCGCAACAGCAGCAAGAGGCTGCCAATCAAGCAGCGCAGCGTTTCCGTTCTGATGCGTTTGGACAAAACCAGCAGATGGCTTTGGCTCAACAGCAGGAAGCCAGAGCGGTATTCCAAGCCCGTGAGCAAGCAAAACAAGAAGCTGCTCGCTTGGGTCTTTCTGCACAAGAAACTCAAGAGCGTATGGATCAGGCTCAAAACCAAGCGGCAATGGCTGCTAGAGAGTTTAACGTCCGTTCAGCGCAAGATAGAGCGCAGCTTGGGCTTGCAGGGCTACAGGCTGATCAAGCTGGCAGAGGTCAAGCACTTGACGCAGCGCGACTACTTAGCTCGCTCGGTGGACAGGAGCAGGCAATGGCCTTTGACAGGCTACAAAACTTGCAGGCTGCTGGTGAGATACAGCGAGGCATGGGTCAGCGTAGTCTGGACATGGGCTATCAAGACTTCTTGCGTCAGCAAGCGTTCCCAAGAGAGCAGATTGGATTCTTCAGCAACATGCTTCAAGGTCTGCCCGTCACTCCCGGTAGCACTATGGCGAGCTATGGCGTTCAACCGTCCACTGGTCAGCAGCTTCTCGGCGCAGGCATTGGTGGTGTAGGTCTCTACAATGCTCTAGGCAGAGGATAATCGATGCAGAACCTAATCCAGCTAGAGGATGACGTAAAAGGGTTGCCTGATCAGGCGCTACAGCAGTTAGCCCAGACACCTAATCCACAGGTGCCTCAGTTCCTTGTCATCAGCGAGATACAGCGCCGTAGCGACATGCGTAAGCGGTTTGAAGCTAGGCAGCAGCAACAACCTCAAGGTACAGTTGCCCAGCAAATAGTTAATCCTCAGCCGCAGGGCATAGCATCAATGATGCCCCAGCAGGGTATGCCGCAGGGCGGCCCTATGCCTATGCCGCAGGGCGGCCCTATGCCACAACCCCCTATGGGTCAGCCGATGCCTCAAGCGCCTACGCAGCAGCCTATGCAGCAGCCTATGCCCCCACAAGGCATGGCGGCAGGCGGGGTTATTCGTATGGCTGAAGGTAGAATGGCTACGTTCCCAATTAATCAAGCTCCTGAACAGTCATCTATTATTGGTCAAAGAATAAATAACCCGTTCAACATCAGGCAGTATAATCAAGGTTTTGTTGGAGAAACCGGCGCTGAAGATGGATTTATAAGCTTTGAAGACCCCATGTACGGGGTTCGCGCTGCTGACAAGGTTCTCACAACGTATGGCAGGGATCGGGATATCGACTCTATTCGCGGCTTGGTGAGTAGGTTTGCCCCTCCATCAGAGAATGAGACACAAAGCTATATTGATTACATCTCAGGACAGCTAGGAATAGATGCCGACGCGGAGATTGATTTGTCTGACCCTGCTATGCGGTCAAGAATACTTGCCCCAATGGCTAAAATTGAGTCTAGAACCGAATACACCCCCGATCAAATCACAGCGATGATTGAGCAGGCAAATCTGCGTCAAGGTGAAAGTGGGGCGACACAGTTCCCAACACCAACACCAAACATACAGATGCCGATGCCAGCAGGCCCGGACATGGATGCTCCTAGAGAAAGAGCGACTAAGACAACCACTGAGTTCTTGCCAATACCCCCGCAGACACCATCAGAACTAATGACCGGCATCTTTGGTGGAAGAGAGACACCAGAGGTTGGCGATATTATTAGGCAAACCCGTGTATCAACGCTTCCAGAGTTAGAGAATGCATTGCCGCTTGTGGCACGACAGCCCACAAGAAAGCAGGCTGAAACAGGTGATGTCATTCGCATGGCAGAAAACACCAAGGTAGACCCAAAAGGCCTGATCACTACAGATAACAACCCTGTTTCTGCGATCATAGAAGACGCTGCCAAGGGTGAGATACCACCTACCACCGACATAAGCGGCTCACTAGACATCTTAAGACAGTCTAGAGGGGCTGCTGGAGACCCCGGATCGGCTGTTACTGATCGTCTTAACTACTTGATGGGTGGTGCAAAGAATCTTGAGTCTAGAACTGATGAGATATCTGGGTTGGGTCTGCCAGAGTACGGCACAAGAGAATATAACCGCCAAGTTGCTGAAATGGTTAAGGACTTTCAGGTTGATCCTGCTACAGCAGAGCGTATGGCACAAGAAAGGCTGGCTGCTCAACCAAAGCCTGACCGCAGACGAGGATCTACAAGAAGAAGAAAAAAGGCAGATCCTAGTTTCTTTGACACGGGGCCAGCAGGAGATCCAAGAGGACGTAACTTAAAGGCGGCACAGCTTCGTGAGGAAAGATTAGAAGCTGAAAGATTAGCCAAAGAGGCAAAAGAGGCAAAAGACGGCGCTGCCGTAGCAGGAACTGATGACGCAACAACTAAAGCCGCAGAGGCAGCAGTAGCGGAGACATCCGCCCCTGATCAAGAAGCAGCGCAGCAAGCAGCGGATCGTTACATACAAGAGGCTAGGGCTGCCCGTGAGGCTGGCCTTATGAGCAAGGAAGAGCTTGCCAAGAAAGAAGCTCTTGGTGCTGCCCTGATACAGCTTGGCGCTGGTATTGCTAAGGGTGACCTAGCAGAGGGTCTGTCTAAAGCAGGCGTTGCTGCACAGGATGTGCGTGAGAAGGCCCGTGACAGGGCTTTACGGGCTAAGTACTACGATTCTCTTGCAGACAGATCCAGCAAGACAAGTATGAGTCTTGAGCAAAAGAGAATTGTCGAGACCGCCGAATCACTTCTAGAGGGCGCTACAGGGCCAGATGGCAAGCCTCTTTTTGTTGGCAGCCCAGAATACACAGCAAGGAAGAATCAAATCATACAAAGACTAGCTGAGGAGGCTGGCATCGACATGACTGCCGCCCTTGCTACCTCCGAAGATCCTACTGTCAGCGCAGCGGAGGCTGCTACACCAAGTTCAGCAACCTCTCGTTATGTGATCAACTAGTAATGCCAGATTACACCCTGACAGACACTGTTACCGGCGAAACTATTAGTGTAACTGGCGACTCCCCTCCAACGCCTCAAGATGCTGAGGAGCTTTTTCAGGCTTATTACGAAAGAGAAAGAACCGCAGCCGGTCAGGCGCTAGAAACTGCTAAGGGTGTAGGCCGAGGCTTTGCCAATGCGTTCTTGTCTGCTGGCGAAGGTCTTGCAGAGCTTGCGGATGCAGGCACCAACGCAATAGGCCTTGAGGACTTAATAGATAGCGGCGAAGAGAACGACTTGGTTCGCGCTGCAAGAGAAGGCCGTGCTGCAATAGAAGAGTCTATGGGAGCCGATGCCGCCTATAGAGACCAATGGCTTACCAAGTTTGGCGAGGGCGTTGGCTCGTTTGCATCATTCTTTACTCCCACGGCAGCGGTGCGGCTTGCTGGTCTAGCTGGCAAGGGCATACAAGCAAGCAGAGCAGTTCAGGCTGCCGAGCTAGGAGCCGCTGGCACACTGGCGGCAGGCACAGGTGCTGGTGACCAAGCACAAAGAATACAAGCTGCCCGTGACGCAGGCCTTGATGTCTCTGAGGGGCAAGAAGACGCTGCCATTGTCGGCGGCACTATGGTGGGCTTGTCAGAGCTTGCTACGCCTGTAAGGCTTTTGCGTAGGCTTAGAGGCCTAGAAGCGGGTGATCAGCTACCTTCTGGCATCAGTCAACGTCTTAGGTCAGCCCTGATGTCAGGCACGGTTGAGGGCGTTCAGGAAGTAACCGCAAGTCTGTTGCAAGACGCTGTTGAAAAGGGCGTATACAACGAGGCGCTGGAGATTGGTGGTGGCAACCTGATGGATGACTTCACCGTAGGCGGTGCTATCGGCGCAGGCGCTGACTTAGTCTTGAACGCTGTAGCTGGAAGGCGCAACAAAGATGCCTTCAAGTCCTCAGAAGAAGCAGAGAGAAAGAAAAGAGAAGACCTAGAAGATGCCCAGAATCAAAGACAGGCAAACCTACCCAAAGACCTTGCAGAACAAGCTCGTATAGACGCTCAGTCTAATCTAGACGTAAAGGCTGCCGCTGAGGCCCGTAGGCAGGCTGCTGGAGCAGAGGTAGATCCCGCTCAGATAGCTCCACCTACAGGCAGGGCGCTCACAACCAAGTTAAAGACTCCCGCAAGAATAGTTAACATATCTGATGCATCAGGACAGACCTTTCAAGCAGAAGAAAAGACCAGAATAAGAAACAAGGGTAAGCCTACAGAGCAGGTCACAACCTTTGTTGAGGTTCCCGGTGGCGGCGAGGTGATTACCTCTGTAAATGGTGTGCCTCAGCAGACAGGTTTGCAGATCACCACTGTCGCAGAGCCTACCGCAGGCATTCAAAGGCGATACCCGAAACAGCCGATGCTTGCCTATGCCCAACAGATACGCCAGACAATGGGTGATAGTTTCCCGTCAGCAGACAACTCATTTACCGTTAACCTGCCACAAGAGTTTGGCGGTGCTTTAGGAGACACCACGCAGCTAGATGAGACTGGCGTTCCCGTCTTTACTGTACAAGACAGTTCTGGTCAGCAGTTCGGCATACCACTCAACAACTCAGAAGATGCCTTCGCTCTTGCTGGGTTTCTTAATGACGAAATCATCAACGACAACGTCTTTTCTGCCGGTGACGCTGTTATCTCCACATCTCCAGAAGCGTATGACACAGATCAAGCTTCTACACTTCAAGCCTACAACTTCGCTGTAAATCACCCAGACTCCAACACCTACACATCTGTTGCCGTAGATAGCGCAGCAGAGACCACACAAGACCGTGGTTTTGATGAGGTTGCTGATGTCAAAACACTGGTAGAAAACCGTGTAGGGCCGTCCAAGATGACTGCCTCTCAGCGCATCAACGCGAAGCGTCTGCGTAAGGGTCTGCCAGTAACAAACAACTTCACCATTGAAGAAGTCAGAAGCGTACTGAAAGAAGACCAGCTATATAACCTTACCGATACACGGGTAAATGGTCTTCCAGAGACAGAAACGTACAACGCTGATCTTAGTAAAGCTGGCAACCCTATTATCAGGAGCAGCGCAGGCGAGGTGCTTCAGGGCAGGCCTCTGACCGTCCTAGAGAAAGACGCTGAGATCAAGGCAAACCCCAAGAAGAAGCCGCCTAAGCTGGTCAAGTTCAAGACCGAGGCTGATGCTAGGGTCTATGCCAACCAACTAAACAACGCCACTGGCAAGGCTGCCGTCGAAAAAGGTGTTATGCGTAACGTCGATGGCAACTTCCAAGAGATGCAGTCGCTGTTGGAAGCAAAGAACATAACCTCCAAGGTGGGGTCTCCAGAGGTCAAGTACCTTGCGTCTAGGATTCTTGGCAAGAAGACTATCAAGTCGATAAACGATCTGTCTGTTGCTGAGGCTAGGCTGCTATATCAACGTCTTAGATCACTGCCACGATTTGACAAGCCTACCAAGCTGCCCACATTCAAGCTGCCCAAGTACACAGGGGCGCAGTTCCGTGCTGCTGTCCAAACCCTGCAAGAAAATCCGAATGCAGGCGAGTTAGCCCTAGCTGACGCTACAGGTATAAATATAGCGACCAAGAGTGGCGCTGAGTCTATGCAGGAGTTGCGTAAGGACATTGCCAAGCAGGGTGTGAAGCCGGTTGCTCCGGTTGAGACTGTGGTGGAGCAGCAACAAGAAACACTCGCTCTGCCTGCGCCATCGGTAGACGTTGACCGATTACGCTCTGCAATCAAGAAGGTGATGACAGGGTTTGGTTTGAAGGACGTTGGCCTAAGCCTAGATTATGCGCTCAGGACAGCGGTCAAAGATCCTCTGGGCAATCTTGTTTACGGCATAAGGCCTAGACAGGGCGGCGATATAGATGCAGATGTGATTGGTGGTGAGGCCGCTTTAGCTAGAGAGGCCAAGTACCAGCTTGTTCGGTCTGATCAGGCAGACCCAGAGGACAGAGCAGAGGCTTACTACGACCCGAGAATAAATACTATTTTCTTGTCAATAGACAAAGCTATGCAGGGTAAAACCCTGACAGATGCTCAGGTAGAGGCAGAATTGCTGGCTCTTCTAGATCACGAAATGATCCATGCCATGCGTAAGCTGGATCTGTTCACCAACAAAGAATGGAATCTTCTCTCAAGGGCGGCAAGCAAAAAGATACACCCCACCAAAGACAGGGATGGCAACCCACAGACATTCCTCAAGTGGGCGCAAAACAACTACAATGACTTAAGCCCAGTAGATCAGGTAGAAGAATCTGTTGCCGAGCTAGTCAGACGAGCAAGAGAAGACAGTAAACTTTTACAGGGCAAGCCAAGATCCCTTGTAGAGCGCATAGCTAGGTTCTTTAGGAACATGGTCTCAGCCCTTAGAGGCGAGCAGTTCAATACCTTCAGCGAGGTTATCGGCGGCATAGGCTCAGGCACCATAGGTGGTAGACAGAGAGGTGAGATAAGAACCTTTGCTCAAACAGAGAAGGCCGCATCTAGAACCCTAGCCAAACCACCCCCCGGCACAGTCATCACCACCGGCGAAGAGGCAGAACGTGACGCAGCGATGCAGGGTCAGTCTGTTCCCGATTTTAGCAGAAGGGCTGTAGGCGCTCCCCAAACAGAGGTTAGGCCTGAAGTTGCCGATGCTTACTCAAAATTGCAGTCAGGGGAATTTACCAGACAGCAATATGATTCTGTTGTTCTGGGAACAATTGAGCCTTATGACTTTGTTCCAGAGCCTGCCACTACAGAAGAGATGTTTGAGGCTTTAGCTGTTCAAAGCCAGAAAGACAAAATAAACGCAGAGGTTCCTGATGGGTCTCGCGTTGGTCTTAGATTAGATATCAACGCATACAAAAACTTTGGCACTTGGGTGCCAACGATTCACGACCAGAAAGGCAAATCGATATCTCACATGGCTACAGCATCAATCAAAAATGCTGATTTCACCATGCTTAGAGAAAGAGCGGGAAGAGACCCTAAAAACCTTCAAGAAGACGCTCGTTCCGTTATGGAGGGAAAAAACAAGTTTCCGTTTGCCCAAATCATGGGAGACTTTGTAAACAGAGACCCGGAGCAAACAGCATCACTTGCAGAGGAATTCATTAACTCTCCAGACTGGGTTCAGGTTGGTTTTGATCCAAGAAGACACTCATACTTCTACGACAGAAAGACCGGCGAGCCAGTAACCTTTGCTGAAGAAGTAATACAGGTTGGCCCGTTAGTATTAGCCAAGAACGCAACAAAAAATGTTCTGCCAAGTGGCGAGCAGTTTGAAACGCTGTTTTCTCGCAGAGCGCCAACAGAAGCTGAGATGGGTATCAACGTCAGAACTGATGGAGATACTAACTATGCTGAGTTAATTGTCAGCGGTCAGAAAAAATACGAGACACGCGACAAAGACTCGCTGCGCCCCTATGTGGGTAAGCGTATTGGCATAGTGGAGACAGGTTCTGGGCCTGCAAAACTTGTTGGTTACGCCACTGTAGGAGAGCCTATTGAGGTTGGCGAAGTAGAGTTTGCCGACTCAAGAGACCAACATCTTGTACCTGAAGGCAGCAAGTTTGATATCAAGTCGGGGCAATCAAAGTTTCTTTACGAAATGATTGATCCTGAGCAGTTAGCACAACCTATTGATGCGTCAGGCACTAAAGGCATCGTTGCCAGAAACATATCAAACCTTGGAGGTGATAATGTACGACCCCAACGCGGAAGAGACGGAAGAGGACGCGATCAGGCACGAAGCGTTGCGCCGACAGAAGATCAGGGTGCAAGCAGAACGCCGCTCGAAGGAGCGCCGATCAGGGCAGGGGCCACGGGGCCAGACCCAGCAATCAATGCCGCAGCAGAGCGATATGCAGAGACCTATGGCATCCCGCTTGCCAGACAATCGGAGTATGTAAGGGTAGACCCAGAGAGAGCCACTCGGATAGCGCAGGCTTATGAGGAGATGGCTGATGATCCCACTGATCCTAATGTTAGGGATGCTTATGAGGATCTGGCTAGGCAAACACGCAACCAATACGATGCCTTGATTGACGAAGGTTTTGAGTTTGATTTCTATGATTCAGACACAGACCCTTATGACGGCAACCCGTACAACGCAATGCGGGACTTGCGCAGCAACAAGCGCATGTCCGTCTATGGCACTTATGACGGTTACGGCACCTTAGATGACTTCTATAACGATATAGGCGATCCAAACAGGGTTATGTTGCGTGACACAGGGTTGCGATGGAAAGATCAGCTAGGTCGAGAGCAAATAGTCACCAACAACGACTTATTCAGGGCTGTACATGACGCATTTGGTCACGGCATAGAAGGTGCTGGATTCCGCGCTCGCGGTGAGGAAAATGCATGGCAGGCACACGCCAAACTATTCACTGGCCCAGCGTTACAGGCACTTACGTCTGAGACTAGGGGGCAAAATAGCTGGCTGAACTACGGCCCATATGGCGAGCAAAACCAAGGAGCTGGTGTACTAGACACCGTCTTTGCTGACCAGAAGATGGGCTTGATGCCTGAGTGGACATCCCGTGAAGGCAGGGACGGCTTTGAAGAATCACCCATGTTCTCTAGGCGAGCCGCTGAACAGGGCGGTATAGAGGGTAATGTAAGTACCCGATACCCCACAGCCGCCAGATCAAAAGAAGACCCTCTTGAAGACTTACTAGTCAATGACTACGAAACCTTTCTTGCTGACGGCAAGGTCTTTGGCAAGAACATGGAGCTTATCAAAGACGCTAACCTCTATCCGATACTGCAGAAATCAAAAGACCTAAGATCAGATAAACAAAAAGCAGAGGCATTTGTTGAGCTTGTTAAGAATAATCTGCTCAATATATATGACAGGGTTCCGGCTGATACCCGTAATAACTCGAAGGTTTGGTACAAAGGCGCAAACGCTTTAGTCCGTAGATTTGCAGAACGTCACAACTTAACCATGCAACAAGCTGCTGCTGTTGCAGCCAACCTGTCTCCGCAAAAGGACTGGTATCAAAACGCCTCGCTCGCAGAGAGAACTATTGATACGTTCTTTGATCACGCAGGGCAGCCTTTTACTCCTGAGATGAAAGCTCGCGCCGAAGAAATATTCTTTCATGATGGCATAAGCGCCAAGGGTCAAGCCAGAAATCGTGAGATGCTTAATCTGATAGGCTCTAGCTCCCTTGATCAAGTACTGGATAAATTCAATGAGCCGGGGCAAGGTGAGCAGCTAGGCGCTATGTGGATCAGGACTTTTGACCAGACCTATAACGACCCTAGCTACAGGATTGTATCCCCTGACGGCAGACTTCTCGACTACGCAAAGAATTCTGACGGTAGCAACTCTAAGGTGGCTTGGGGGTCTCTAACTGAGATAGCCAAGTCAATTAAAGCCCTAAGAGAAACTGACATTGACACCATATCTGCATCGCTTGGTTCGGCAAACAAAGTCAGAAACTTTTACAACAACATATTCGATCCAGACTCGGATCTTGGCTATGTAACCATAGACACCCATGCTGTTGCGGCAGGACTTCTTAAGCCTCTTGGCGGCAGTGCATTTGAGGTTTCTCACAATTTTGGAACGAAGGGTTCATCGTCAAGTATTACGGGCCTAAACGGCGTGTACTCAATCTACGAGGAGGCCTACCGCCGTGCTGCTAAGGAGCGCGGTGTTTTACCTAGAGAGATGCAGTCCATTACATGGGAAGCGGTCAGAGGCCTTTTCCGACCAGAGTACAAGTCTCAAAACAGTAATGTGGAAGTTGTAGACAATATATGGAAGCAGTATAATAAGAAGCAAATAACGCTGGATCAGGCTAGAGAGGCCATCTATGAACATGCAGGACAAATCAAGCCGCCCGACTGGGAACGATCTGACGGAGGGATACCTGAAGGCGACCAAGCAGCCACTTACGAGAGAAAACTATCTGATGGCGGCGTACCCAGACCGAGACCCGACTCAGCCTCTAGGCGCAGAGGAAGAGGCGATGCTGCCAGAGAGGTACAGACTGAAGACGTAGGGCTTCCATTCAACCTGCTTGATAAATACAAGCGCAGAGAGGTCATAGGTCAAAGCGAAGTTGACCGTGTTGTAGCTGACAATCTACAAATAGCAGAGAATCGTCCCGCAGGCACGGTGCCACGGTTTAATCCCGGCGCAGACCGATATGCACAAGCTGTAGCAGCCGACCCAGACAAAGGCCAAGAGCTTTCAGATAGTGAAATGCCTGCATTCTCTAGGTCTAACGCGCCAGAGATAAACCCCGCTGCTCAGGCTGCAATAGACAATGTTGTTGCAGACCTACCCACGAATACCCCCGGACAGACCTATCTCAACGTCTTAGATCAAGGGCCGATAGCCAAGTGGTTGACCAAGGCTAAACAGGCAGCGGTCAATAGGTATGCCCAGCTAGAAAACTACCAAGGCATGCTTGGCAACTTGCTTGCTGACTCATCGTCTTTGGCTGCCGCTCTGATGGCTGACAGATCTAATGCGATAACCGCAGCCGCTCTTCAGTACGGTGTCCCTGTGTACACAGGCGGTATGACCAAGATAGCGGATTTCAACCACACCAACAGTCGGGGCGAAACCAAAAAAATTAGAGGCCTCATAGATTTGATGTCCATGCTGTACACCAAGGAGCATGGGTCTCTTGAGCAAATGGCTCAGGCCTACTCAATAGCTAAGAGATCCGAGCGTTTGCGAGCAAAAGGCATAGCTGTACCGGGAACCCCGGCGGATCATGCAGCTAACATTGCAACCGCAGAGTCTTTCTTGGATGAGAATGGCAATTCAATAATCAAGGACTGGTATGACGCTTGGCAAGACTACAACGGCTACACCGTTCAGTTTCTCAAAGATACGGGTGTTGTTGATGCAGAGACCGCAGAGATGTGGCAAGACCAGTCAGACTATGTGCCTTTCTATCGTCAAGTAGAAGGTGCCGACACTCCAAACGCGCCGAACATCTTTGGCGGCCTGACTGCAAGCGCAGACCTAAAGGCAATCAAAGGCAGCGAAAAAGAAGTTAACGTGCCGCTCTTGGAAGCAATATCCATGAACCTGAACGCAGCGATTAGCATGGGCATGAAGAATGTTGCCCAGCAACGCATTGTCAGGGATATGAGAAACATTGGCCTAGCAAGAGAGGTCAAGCCGGGACAGAACACTACAGGCGAGGCTGTTGTCACCTTCAAAGTCAACGGCAATAGACGTAAGTTCATTGTTGATGACCCGTTAATATATGAGTCGTTGACTGTTGAGCCTGCTGGTGGTGTAGAGCGTGAAGTTTCTAAGATACTGGGTTTCCCATCCCGTTTTTTGCGAGAGATGGTTACACGGGAGCCGGGGTTTGTTATTGCAAACATGCTGCGTGACTCGCTGTCTGCATTCGTCACTTCTGGGTCTAGCTTTGTGCCAATAGCCGATACCATTGCTGGTTACGCTGAAGGAATGGAGAAGCTTGAGAGGACAGGTGTTGTAGGCGGTTATGACTACAAGAATGACCCAGAAAACATTGGCGAGTACGCAGGAAAGATACTTCAAAAAAGAAACAAGAATGTAGATCAAAGAGGGCTTCTTAGTAAATTCTTTATCGGCGGTTGGGATCTTCTTGGTCAAGCGACAACTCGCTCAGACGCTGCTACTAGAAACGCTGTTTACAACGATGTATTAGCCCGTACAGGTAATGAGGCAGAAGCCAGCTATCAAGCGATGGAAGTGTTGAACTTTGGTCGCCGTGGCAGCAGCCCTGTTATGCGTTTGGTTACAGCAACGATTCCTTTCTTGAACGCTAGGATACAAGGCTTAGATGTCCTTGCACGGGCCGGTACAGGCAAAAGCTCTGCCAACAGAGACTTGTCACGCTCTCAGGCAGCCATGAGCTTTATCGCCAGAGGATCTTTGATAGCTGCGAGCACAGCCATTTACTACACAATGGTTAGTGATGATGAGCAGTACAAAGAGCAGACCGAAGAAATAAAAGACAACTACTGGCTTATACCAACACCGTCTGGTGTGCCGGTTAGAATTCCAATCCCGTTTGAGGTTGGCCTTATTTTCAAGACGCTGCCTGAGCGGATCATTGACTCTTACAACGAAGGCACCACCGCCAGAGAGGCGCAGCAATCAATAGGCCGAGCAGTGTTTGGAACGCTTGGTGTTCAGCCTCCACAGGCAGTAACTCCAATTATGGAGGCGTACATGAACTACGACCTCTATACAGGCAGGCCTGTAACTCCCGTATTTATAGATTCATCATTGCCACCAGAGCTTCAAGAGCTTGCCTCTACAACGGAGGTTGCCAAGAATATGGCGAAGGTCTTGGGCATCAGCCCGATCAAACTAGATCATTTGATGAAAGGTTATGGCGGCACGATTGGATCTTATATCTTGGGCATGGCTGATTACGGATTGAGAGACAGCTTTCTTCAAGGAGACAACAGAGCGGTGCTTGCTGGAACCGATGTCTCTCAGTATCCGATCATACGAAGATTCTTTGCCAGTGAGTTTGGTGGCGGTAACAAAGAAGACTTCTACGAGATGTGGGACTACATTAAGCGTACCGAGAACGCAGCCAAGCTTCTGCAAGACCAAGGTAGGTTTGATGAGCTTGAGAGTTTCTTGGTAAATAAAAAGCAATTCATAGGTCTGAGGAAGCAGCTACAGCCTACAGCCAGTGCGCTTGCAGATCTCAGGAAGCAGCGTAGAACGTTGTTGAAGTCTGACCTGACGGCAGATCAGAAGCAGGAGCAGATGAGATTTATCAATACTCAAGAGCAGTACTATCTGAGCATCGTCCCGCAGCTAGAAAGATATATAGAACTGCCCACGGCAACAGAGACTATAGCTAACAGGATATCTAATCTTTTTTAGGGCTGGGCCTGTTGAACCCAAACACCTTAACCTTGGATTTGGCTTTGTCTTTCTTCTGCTCACGCTTTTGACTAGCTCTTATGTGCGCCTGAGCAGTTACTTTGCTTGGGCCATGGTTGCCGAGCTTTGGATCTTTGATGGTAATTTCGCCAAAAGGCACTTCCTGTATCTTGCCACCACGGGCAAGGAACTCTTCAACACTTTCCTTAGACACCAGACATCTCCTCTAGTTGTTGTGCCGTTTCGTGAGGCTCATTCTGGTCATGAGTCCTGATCACCCGTCTTTCCAATATCATGGGTAGTCGGAGCCATGTGCCACCGTTAGCTTCTGCTACCTTCTCGGCCTCTTCTCTGGTTTCGGCCTCTACCTCTGCGTACTTGCACAGTATTTCGTGTGTCACTATGTGGAACTTGGGCATTAATTATTCACCAGTAATTATAAAGCCCCGCCTGCGGCCTCACGGACGGGAACGTGATGAGGAGAGAGCGGAGGCAAAGGATGAACCCCCGAGCCGTGGCCTAAAAAGTCCCGCCGTCTGACCCACCGGACGGGGCGGTGTTGGAAGGGTGTGATGATCCCTTTGGTCAATCCTAATTCTAGCGTGACAGTTGGCGCAGTTGGTAGTCATGACTGCTCTCTTGTCAAAAGCCTGTGAACCTACGCTTCACCACGCCTATTTCACTGGTTAAGGACACATGCTTCCTTAATAGAGAAGACTGACGCTGTCACTCGCCTGCCTTTTTACCTCACAGTTCAAAAATCCTTAAACCGGATGATGTTGTAATAGACAACAGGCTCCATATCCTGACTGTCGTTACGATCTACCCGACCACCAAACCCTACACTGTCAGGATCTTTGTTCAGGTTTATCCAACCAGCATTATCTTTCCATTTCACAATCAGTAGGCACTCTACACCCGTTGCGTCTGTTAATGCCCTAGCAGCCATAACCTTCGACACAGATATCATGTATGTCGGGTAGGTGTCTTTGTTTACCTTTCGACACTTTATCTCGGCAAACAAGACAATTTCATTGCCCCGCATAAAGCTAATGTCTATCGGGTACTTCACAGGGTTTCTGACCCAAGTCATACCGTGCTTTTCTGCAAACACATCCGCAACATGCTTCTCGTACTCAACGTCTTGGTCTGTCTCATATGTAGGCCTCATGACGGTGGCACCCTAAAGTCCATATCAGCAGCGGTGTTGATCAGGTTATCTATTAACCGTGAGTATGTTGCTGTGTTGGTCTCTCCGCTGCGAGTCACTGGCCTACGGCGCATACCAAACTTGGTCTCAACCTCAACGCTGCCGAAGGTCATGCAAAGCATCTCCTCATGCATCTCATCAGGTGTCATTCCGCAGTGATCTGCAAACGCCGCACACCACTTACGGTAATACCCCTCTTGGTTGCGACTCCTGCCCTTCTGCAAGGGCTTTAGTTCAATGACCAAGCCCTTCTTGCAGCGCATAAACAAATCCATAATCTCGGCGCTACGGTTAGGCACTAGGGCGCATATCGGCCCCAGTGCTTCACCGACACCAGAACCCTTGATATCAAGACGCATCAGCAAGCTTCTGATCACTGGGATGCACCAACAGGTCTTTGTGCATATCGACTAGCTGATCAATGATGTCCTCGACTCGCTCAATGGACTCTTGCAGGTCACCGGCATTGCTGTTCAAGATCTGGTCTTCAGTCATCTGCCTCAAAGCGTCTTTGTAACTGCGATGGTAGCTTTTGCTTGCCCAGTTACTACCAACATGCTTTTGCACAATCCAGTTGAACCGATCTGTGGTAATACGAGTTTTCTCGTCAATCTCTATTATCAAACCCATGCGACCCCCTAAAACGGTATATCTTCGTCTAGCCCATCGTCCATGCCGCCGAAGTCAGATTGTGGCTCAACCTGCTTTGGCTTTGGTTTGTAGACCTCCGTGCTGAGGTACTTGTACTCTCGCCCAGTATCCTTGGCGACACGGTTCCACATAGCGATATCAACCTTGAGCTTAAACTCTGGGTCTGGGTTCGCTTGGTTGTCCTTTGCCATCTCCAACAACAACTTAAGCTGGTCTCTCGACACATAGATATGACCTCGCATATCCGGATGCTTTTCGTTCTTCTTGTCGTGCATCCACAACCCACCTTCACCCTTGGGATATTGACTATCCATTTTCGGACTCCTTCTTCTTTAGTTCGTCTTGCTTGGCTTTCATAACGTCAGCCAATCGTTTGTAAGATTCGGGGTACTCAGCCTGTAGCTTGTCCACCGCCTTCTTATTTCCATCCCAGATACTGCGTAGACCCTTCTTGGTCTCCACCAGCCCGTTCACCGTTTCGATTAACCGATCTACCCAGTGGTCTGCACCCTCCTGAGTATCGGTGAAAAAGAAGTCATCATCGTCAAACTCTGGCTCTGGCTTCTTTGCAGCAGGCTTCTTGGCAACCGGCTTTTCAGCGACGGGCTTGTCTTCTTTCGCCTCTTCTGTGGAATCGTCCCATGTGTCTTCAGGCTGAACCTGCCCTTGAAATATATGGAACCCTAGCCCGAACATTGCAATGGTCTTAACCAAGCAGCGCATCTTTGTGTCGCTGACATCACGGGCGTTGGGGTTAGGTATAGCCTTGTTCTTGTAGTCCATGACCGGCAACCACATGTGCCGTGCATGGCCTGCGATAGCTACTGTGCAGTGAACTGTTTGCGAGCCATCAGCATGAACCTCGTTCTCCCCGAACTCGTAATGAGCGGTAGGGTAGTGGCTCATGAGCAGCCGCCAAGCCTCGTTCCAAGCCAAATAGGTCAACCCGTTTTTCTTCTTTGCAAACTCGTTGCATTTCACTGGGTAAAGGGTGGCCCAGATATCGCCTAGCGATACGTCATTTTCCATGTTGCACTCCTGCTATGGATTAGTTTTGTGAACTGAATGGGTCTTTACTGAACCCCGTTAATTTATTTCTGTAGTGCCGCTTTGGCACCCCGTAATGCTCCTCAAGCGCAGCTTCTAGTATGTTAGAGATCTCAATCGGCTCAAGCTGGTAGAACTGACTCATTGGAAACCCAAAGAGAAAACCCTTAGCCCAATTGAACGAAGCCTGATCACCCCTTATCGCCATCTGTAGCGCAGGGATCTGCGTAATTTGAAACACGGCAACCATCTTTTCGTAGGTTGGCTTGTCGGACTCAATCATCACCCAAGCCCTCAATCTTGGTGATCTTTTCGTGCAGGAAACCCTCGCACCAATTCAACAACTCATAGACCGCTTCAGACACTGTGTCTGGATCTATCGGGTTTACTACCACTGTTAGCTGGCGGTTATCACTATTGTAAGTCGCCTCCAACTTCACTTTTCCTTTTTCTGTTTCCAACTCAAGACTCCATTTGAAATTGATCACACCACCTCGCTACACGGCACCAGTCTTGCGAACATCGGGTTGACTCACCAAGCCTCTCCTCTATCGCATGGCCTGTGCCAAGTGGTTCGATGTAGGCCTCAGCTTCTTCTCTCGTTGTCAGAACGCGCACAGCCCGTTTACGGCCTTTTTTGAGTACAGCATAGGTAGTTGGCTTCTCCCATCTCTCAGCGGCTGTACAGGCCGGTAGATCGCTGCCACTGACCAGATAGTCGTACTCAGCCTCCTGATGAAGCCTCACCCGTCCTCGTATGTACTTGTCGGCATCGTCCTCTGACCACAAGGGTATCTCGACAATATGGATTGGCGACTTAGGGTAGTCTGCCTCCATCTGGGCTTTACGCCTCTGCCAATCACGCAGGATTGCAATGATCCTTAGCCCCTTGACTGGTAAATCTTTAGACCAGCGAACAAGCCAAGCATATGCGTTCAGTTGATTGTGCCACTCAGTCTTGTCATGAATGACAGACCACACTGATGTGACTTTGTAGTCGCTGATCAGTACGCCATCGTCATACACTTCCTGCAAATCAACAGCACCGCTAATCGTCCAACCCCTGACCTCGGCGTACATGCGTTCCTCTGATATCACGTTGGCATGCTCATTGTTGGCTACCGCCTTCTCAAACATGCCGTGAACAGATGTGCCGAACCGAGACCACAGGAAATCCACGACATCCTGCTCTATCCGGTGTTCGTTATTGCGCTGCAATATCGCTACACGGGGGCTGTCGATAAGGCTTGTAACAGACCTGTTTGACCTGCCCTTGGTGTAATCATCTTGCAGCAATGCATCCACAACGACATCAGGGAGGTTGAACTGGTTAGTAATCTTCATCGTATTTCGTGTTGTGGTAGAACTTTGTGCCACTTGTGCATGGAAACGCGAGAGTACCCGCCTTTTTCCTTTTTACAGTTAGTGACCTTGTAAATGAACGGACAGTCTTTACCCTGCCCAATTCTGAACTGGCTGACGTAGTTGTTGACACAGCTCACAACCCGAACCTTGCCAAGGCCTTCGTAGTCATAAGGCACATCAAAGTGCTGACCGGCCTTCAACGCTGCTATGGTCTCCATAACCTCAATCCTCAATAGAGATTCTTTCGAGGGTGGCTTAGGACTGTCTTCGATCTTGAACATATTGCACTCCTGCGTTTGCTCTTTAGGTGACTCGATAAACTCGTAAACCGTATTGTCCTGCCCCACGTTTTGGATCAGGGTATTTTCTGACAGAAAATGTCGAATCCGGTTCCACACTGCTTTTAACATCGTTCTGCATTCTCCGTATTGCTGACCTAATGGCGTTGGTTTTCGCTTTGCGATGCGCCTCGCTCTCAGTCGGGACAAAAAAGGATTGGTCAACCCTCATCTGTTCCACAATCTTTTTGAAGTTTGCTGGCAGGCTTTCTCCCGCGCCCATGCGGTTGTCCTTGGGTAGTGGGACATTGTCCTCCAAGACCAATAAATCTTCGTTGTTGCTCGTCATAAGTGATGAACCCTTCGTCTTCCAATGCGGTTAAAAATGATTTGATTTTAGCCATGTGTCCAGTGTGTATGCTAGAGTGAGTACCGAATCTAGCATATGGAGTATACATTGACAACAGTACAGTTCACAATTTATGGTGAACCTGCATCGAAAGCAAATAGCCGAAAGCTTGTGACGATTCGGGGGAAGACTGCGTTCATCAAAAGCAAGAAGGCTAGGGATTATGTAGACACGTTTGCCAAGCAATGCCCTGTACTACCAAAGCTTCTGGAGGGGGATCTGTCGGTGACCATGAATATTTTCTATGCAACGAGAAGACCTGATCTGGATGAATCGGTAATCCTAGACTGCATGCAGGACAAGATTTATGAGAACGACAGGCAGGTGAAACAAAAACACATTTTTTGGGGGTTAGACCGTGATCAGCCGAGAGCAGAAATCTGCGTGGAAAAAGCGCAGGAGAAAACTTAAGAAAAGAATTTTTATGCAAACTGTAAAAGATATCGACTCAGATTCCTCAAGAGATAGAATCAGTGCCATCCAATATTTTGCAGATGAGACAATCACTATGCCGTTCAATGTAAGTGCTGACTTTAGGCAACAAGCTTTGGCTGCTGCTCAGTTGCGGGGTGTTGAAAGGAAGAGGGCGGTGATGGATCTGCTGGAGGAGGTGATAAAACCGGCTAGGAATATTCCTGTTCAGGAAGATTCCTAATTATTTAAGGAATGTTCCAAGCTGGGCATATTCCTAAGACCACCTGACGGTGGATTTTAACCACAGCAAAAGCAGGAGTGCAAATGCTAAATAAAGAAGACTTGGATTCGATCCTAGTCCAATACACCGAGAACGCTCGTATACCTTGCCCAGTATGCAGTGAAACAAGAAAGAAGAAGGGCATGAAATCAATGACTGTAACGATGGACGGGAACACAACCCTGTATCACTGCCATCATTGCGGTTTAGCTGGCAAAACAGACCATCCAGACTACCGCCCACAGGCACCCAAAGTCAGGGCAATATCCGTACCGAAGACCACCGATAAAGAGTTGATCAGTAAATGCTTGTCAGATAGAGGTATAGACCCGTCTGTCGTTGACAGGTATCCGGTCGTTAGTGGCACAAAGTTCTACCACAACAGCGGTGAGCAGCCGTCTATCGGTTTTGTCTACGGCAACAAAGAAGCAGTGAAGTGGCGTAGCGTCGAGGGCAAGGCGTTTACACAAGACGGTGCTGCCCGAACCCTGTGGGGTGCAGAGCAGGTGCCAGATGACGCAACCACACTGGTCATTGTCGAGGGTGAAATGGATTTGCTGGCATGCGCTACGGCTGGCATAGATTCCTGCGTCAGCGTACCCAACGGTGCGCCACAGAAAGTAAGCACAAAAGAACTAAACCCAGAAGACGATAACAAGTTCGCCTACATCTGGGCGGCAAAGGATTTGATTGAGCGGGTAGACAGGATTGTCCTAGCTGCTGACGGTGACGATGCTGGGTTCGCATTGGCTGAGGAGTTGGCTAGGCGTATCGGTAGGGCCAAGTGCTGGTCTGTCGAATGGCCTGATGGATGCAAGGACGCAAACGATGTTCTGGTAAAGCTTGGGCCAGAGGCATTGGCACTGGCAATTGACAGGGCGGCAGCTATGCCGTTGGAGGGTGTGTACTCAGCGGATGACTATGCTTTGGACATTGCTCACCTGTACGACAACGGCTTGGTGGGCGGGATGTCTACGGGGATACCGTCTGTCGATAGGTTATTCACAGTGGTGCCGGGGCAGTTGTCTGTGGTTACCGGACTGCCGGGATCTGGCAAGTCTGAGTTTATTGACCAGATAATGGTTAATCTGGCACAAAACGAGGGCTGGAGGTTTGCCATTGCAAGCTTTGAGAACCCACCTCCCCTGCACATCGCCAAGCTATCAGAAAAGTTTGTCGGCAAGCCGTTCTTTGACGGGATGCCAAACCGCATGAGCAGGGTTGAGTCTGTCAGTGCTATGAACTGGGTCAACGATCACTTCCTGTTCTTGGAGCAGCGTGGAGGCGAGGCAACCACAATCGACAGTATCCTAGACCGCGCTAGGCAAGCTGTTATGAGGCTGGGCATACGAGGCTTGGTCATCGATCCGTACAATTACATTTCGCAGAGTAGGTCATTGGACAATGAGCATCAGGGCATCAATGAGATGCTGACTAGGCTTGTTGCGTTTGCTAGAGCCAATCAGATTCACATCTGGTTTATCGCTCACCCAGCCAAGATGCCAACCAACCCAGACGGCACAACAGCGGTGCCAAAGGGGATGAACATCTCTGGTAGCGCCAGCTTCTTTGCCAAGGCAGACCTTGGGATCACCGTACACCTCAGCCCAGAGAAGGCCACTGAGATACATGTCTGGAAGGTCAGGTTCAAATGGATAGGCACTACGGGCGGCACCGTCTTGGACTATGACATACCTACGGGCAGGTACAGTGAAATCAGCTATGACGATCTGCCAGACCCGTTCTCGCCGCCAAGGGTGAAAGACTTTAACGAGACCGACGATGAGTGGGACGTTGAAATCTAAGGTTAACGACATTGGCACGGCGGCACTCCACCGCCGCCATGTCATCGCCTTGGAGGAATCCGATAGCGGTATAGGCCGCGCCCGTGTTGCTGACCAGACATTCATTGATCATTTACTGCTCAAGAAATACATAACGATTAGGCACCACCAAGCTGCCGAGAGAATACTTTCGCAAGCTGTTCAGGCTGGCGTTTACCTCAAGAGTCCAGACATGACCGCTACGCACAGTGGTGGGCATCGGGGAAATCGCAACGAACAAATCCTGATGCTCAGTCGCACGTTCAAAAGAATTGCAAAAGAATTTGGGGAGCATGCAGCCTCCCTGACCTACCTGATGATAGTAGAGGACAAGCCAACCGACTCGCTGTCTGACATAGAGACTCTGACAACCGTCCTAGATTCGGTTTAGCAACCACAAGCAACTTACGCACATTCGCGTAAAAAGTTGGAAAGTTGGTAGCGAATAACTGGCTATCAAAAAACCCCGCAAAGCCTTATTCCACATAGCACCTATAGGTGTGTTGTAGATACCTGTGGTCTTGCCGACTGAGCAGGAATATATAAACCAGTCAGGACGGACAGACAGACACCACCCCATAGGGGTGTCTGTCTGTCCGGTACTACCGACATAAATATTTTTATCACCGACAGAAATGTTTTTGTGACCCTTGGTGTATTTTCTGTCCGGCTTGGGGGTGGCTATCAAAAACAGCCTGTAGGAACTGATACCGCTGGTCACCTATAGCCGTGTTGTAAGTACCCGTCGCTACGTTACCAGCGCCGTTACCAATAGCGGTGTTATGTGTGCCAGTGGTGATGCAAAACACAGTTGTAGGTGGGCTATCAAAAACCGTGGGGCAGGATGACTAACACGATACTGGGACTCATCCCAGATTTTGGGCGCAAGATGTACCTGTTTGGTGTCGAGCTATCTAAATGTTGTTTTCATATGGGAGTTGTAAAGCATGCAGGACGCAAACTTTTTTACTTATTGACTGGTCAATAAACTAGGGGGGGTTCCCCCTAACCAAGCTGGAGAGGCTTGGCAGGGGGTGGGGAGAGCAGGAGTCCGGTGATTAGAACCTAATACACTCCAGCGGTCAACTATGGACAGTCTGGGCAGAACGGTAACATTCGGCCCTCTTCGTCCTCATCTTCGTACATCTCAGCGCCACACGCATCGCAGTATTCTGCGTCATACTCGTATGGGTTGTGAAACGAACTGTCGGGTCGATCACACATCAATGCATCTCCTCTGGTGAGCAGGTGCATTCTTCTAACTGCTCGACTAGCCAGTCGCTGTATTCGCTGGCAGCCTCTACGCAGATCAGTGCAGCCTCTGCTGGAGAGCTGACCTTGTAGGTGAGCAAGACCATGCCAATGATTCTGGCGATCTCCCACCCACCCTCTAAATCATCGGGCAGGGCTTCGTGAAGCGCCATGCTCACCTTCTCAAACTTCTCTTGATTATCCATACTATTTGCCCTCCACGGCGGTTTCTACGAGTTTGATGTAATCCATAAGCTCCTCACTAGTCTCAAAGTAAGGGGTGCCATTGGTGAAGTAATTCACCGAACCAGTGCCTGCCCAGTAACGCAGGTCATTGAGGTAATTTTCCAAAAGCTCTTGCTCAACCGAAGGTGTGCGGTTGCTGTAAACAAACCAAACCGGAACAAACCACAACGCGATCATCGCGGGGAATGCGATCACGGGCGTTAACCCGAACCCGCTGCCGAAAGAGTACTCGTATCCCAGCAGCGCCATAAGCGCAGACAAAGCAGCGCATACCACTGCCAGCGTTAACGTAATCTCGAATCTCATATCACTATTCTCCAAAAAATAAGTAATGGGTTGCGGTGCGGATTGCACCGTAGTGACCACCAAGGTAGGCACTACACTGAAATCAGCGTGAGCAGTTTTTCTCGTCATACTCAGGACGCATCGTGCAAGTTTTACATCGTGGCTAGGATGGGTCGCGGCTATTGCCGCTGTTATGTAACCCGTATCACCTCACCGAAGGGTTCGCACCCAGCGAAGAAAGGCTCACGGTCTGTCGTTGCCCAGATCACCGGATAGTCAGGCTCACTGAAGTCGTGCCAGCCGTCTGGCCCAACGTCACCCCAGCCATCGGTGAAGTAGATCATCGCGCATGGCTCCAAGCCCTCACGCGCAACATAGTTGAACGGTGGGTTGAATGCCGTGCCGCCAGTCTCAGGAATCCTGAGCGTTAGATCCTCATGCCGATCAAACTCCTCAACGCCGCAGAGGACATGGTGGCAGTAGATCACCACAGTCTTGATCGGGTTGATCTCATCAATGATGTCCTGCACATGGCCTGCAATAGCGTCTAGCTCGTCTTGGCCTATTGATCCGCTGGTGTCTACCGACACAACAAGCTCGCCGTTAGGCTCACGCTCCTGCGTCGGCAAGATCATGCCCTGCGAGAGCAGTCGGCGCTCTGGTCGAGCAAAGGTGTGCTCAGTCAGAACATAGTCGGAGAACGCATCCTTGAGATGCTCGAACCAAGGGACTGGGTCACCGGATACGCCACTGATGATCTGGTCAACAGCAGCGCCTCGGCCCTCGCCTTTGCCCTTGATTTTATCCTGAGCCTTGGCAGCTTCGAATATCTGGCTGGTGATCTCGCGCTGCACAGAAGCTTTCTGGTCAGCAGACATCGGGGTGCCGTCATTGTTGGTGCCTTCCCAGACTTCGCCCCAAGGCGCGTCAGGGTCAGCAGGGCCGTCGCCGTCACCAGAGGTGCCAGTGTCGCCAGCATCGCCAGTATCGCCGTCAGGGCCGCCCTCAGAGCCGTTGTCGCCTTGATCAGGGGCATCCCCATCGGCAGCGCCATCGCCTGAGTCATCATCGTCAGCGCCACCGTTGCCAGTGCTGGGCTTGTCGGCCTCAGTGCTGCGCTGGCTTTCGAGGATGGTGTACACCTGTTCGGCAGACTTGCCAATGTAGTCGGTGCTGTACAGGCCATCGTGAACCTCAAAGCCCTCACGCACTAGCGCGTAGTTGATGGCGTAGTCGGCGGCCTCATTCCAAAGCTTGTGGTCACGGCTGCCCTTACGCAGGTGATGGAACCCATCAACGTGCATGATCTCATGAGCCAGTACGGTCATGATGAACTTGTAACCGTGGATGGCGTACTGCTCAGGCACCCACTTCTCGTTGAAGTAGATAGCCTTTCCATCGGTTGCCATCGTAGAGGTCTTGGTTGACGGCACCAGCAGTAGCTGATGCAGTCGGAAGCCAAAGTATGGAAACTCGCGCAGCATGCGCCGTCGAGCTTTCAACATAATGTTTAACGCTGACATAAGTATTTCTCCGTTAATCCCAAAGGCCAGTGAGGTTATCGACAATCGACTTGGCCTTGTTGGCAACAGCCTGACGCTCACTCGAAGAGTCGCGCAGCCGCTGAGGATCTAGGCCGTTAAGCTGAGACAGAATAGCGTTGCTTGCCTGCGTAAGCTTGGGGTCGCCGGTAATGTTGAGTGAAGGCAAAACCTGAGCAAGCTTCTCGATATTCTCGACAGTAGTATCTGCAAACTTGCTTGCACGTTTGGCACCAGCAGGCTTGCTACCGTGCCGCTCTAGGCCGTCAACCAGAGACTGCAAGGTGTCGATCACGCGCTCATGCACAGACTCAGCAGCAGACTCGACGCGCTTGTTGATATCGGACTCGGCCTGAGCCTTGATCTTGGCGATCTTGTCGGCAGGCAGGTTGACCCTGATATCACCGGAGTCGGGCATGGCGCGTAGTATGTAGCTGAATTGGTAACTGCCAGCGACAAACTCAGCACTGGGTAGCTCTGAGATATCGAAAGAATCACCAAGGTCTTTCTTGGCACGTTTGAGTATGTTGGGCCACTCGGTAATGACCTCGCGCTTTAGCTCTTCAGCGCGGTCTACTTTCTTGTCCCACTCAGCCTCGAATGTTTCGATCTGGTCAACGGTGATCAGGCGCACACCGTCTTCCCAAGGCATGGTCAGGGGGTTGAGCACTGAGTTGCGAAGCTGCCCAGCGATACGGTTGAGTGCCTTAACGGCGGGTGCGTCGAGCAGTTTCTTGGTCACGGTAATGACCTTGGGGTTGGCGTTCTTAGTCGCGGCAACCTCAGCAGATATGCTGGTGTCTTTGCGGCTGTTTGAGAATTTCTTGATCGTCGCGGCGATCAGCATTGCGTTGTTCTGGATCTTGTCCATAGGTATTTACTCCAAAATAAATAAGGTGGAGGGGCCGAAGCCCCTGTTGGGTTTAGTACGTTGCCTTGTGGGCGACATACTCAGGTGAAGCCTTAAGGTCTGGGTCACGGCGCGTTGCCAGTATCCAGAACACCTCCAGCAGTTCGTTGTTGATGCGGGACACAACGGTCACGCCATTGCCAAGGTTGTCGGCGGTCACCCGCGCAGCCAGCGCAGCGGTCACTGCATACTGAGTGGTGATCTCATTGGGCAGTGGCACGTTGTGCGGATCTGACAGAAACAAGTTGATGTCTGGCAGGTTACGCATGGTGCGGAGAAAGGCGACAAACTCGCCAGCAGCGCCAGCGCCGATAGCGCCCTCAATGGCGATGTGCTCCAGATCAGCCGCCATACCATCGTCAAGGATGTCGCTGACAGATTCCCATGTTCGCGGGGTAGCGATGGCAACCTTGTCCTTTGCGGTGCCGCCATTAGGGAACTCATGAATGAGTCCGGCCTGATCACCGACAGCCTCACCGCGAAACTTCAGGAACGCGATTACCTCTGGGCGAACCCCAATATCTTGGAAGTAATCGGTGGTCTCAGCAGCGGATGGCATAACATCTAAGTGATACTTAAAGCGGGTGCTCACAGCAGCATCCATACGCCCAGACACACCAGCGCCGTCATTGGGACGGTTGGATGCGGCAATGACAAACCAGCCAGCAGGCAAGATGTAGTCGCCCAAGCGGAACTCATTAAGCAACTGGTAGCCAGCATTTTTGACCGACTGGCATGCAAGCTGTATCTCATCCAAGAACAGGATGCCGAACTCGCCGTCACGCGCCACATTGGGCAGCCATGATGGCGTAGACCACTCGGTAGTCTTCGATGGCCCAGCCGACAATAGCTGATAGGCAGCGCGTCTTACCTCGTCACTCATGCCAGCAATCTCGTCATTACCCACCGTATCGAGCGCATCGCGCTGGTCACGAATGTACGGGATGCCGCGAGTATCGACTGCGTCAAACTGTGACAGGCGAACATCTAGCAAGCCGACAGGCTTATCAAAGTGGGCGCTAAGCTTGGTGATCAATTGTTTGACGATGGATGATTTGCCAACGCCGTAGGTGCCCCAGAGATACACGGGCTTGTGGCGCTTGCCGCCAGATAGTTGACTGATGGCGTGTGCCAGCAGCATTTCTGAGGCCTGCGAAGGGCTGACCTTTGATGCGTTAATGGACATAGTATGTCACTCCAAGTTGTTGTATTGGTTTTCCAAGACCGCCCTCCTGCGCGGTTTCGGCTGAGAACCACCCAGCCTCGTCAGTTGGAATGTTAGAAGCGTATGCGCTCACCAGCGCCCCAGCTTTGAAACTTAAGCATTGTTTAAGCCCCCATCAGCAAGGTTTTTAGTTGAGCGATTGAGCGCCCACTAATTGCTGCCAGCTCCCGCAGCGTGATGTTTGAAGAATCAAACAGGCTGATGATTTGTTGGTCTGTCATTTACAAACTCCCGATTGGTTTTCCAAGACCGCGCCTCCTGCGCGGTTTCGGCTGGTTACCATCCAGCACTCATCAGTTGGAAAGTAGATCGTCAACCCAAGCCTCGAAATCCTCGAAGCGGTCAAAGTTAGGAACGACGCATACTGAAACAGCATGCACGTTGCCAGTGTATTCAACCTGCCCAGTGGCAAGGTCTAGGAACGACACGCGCCCCCGCTCAAGATCAACACGTTCTTCCATGTTTAAGACCCTCGCATGTCGATGGTTATGAAAGCCTCACGCCCACGGTCAGTCGCGTCAGACAATCTTTGCCAAGCAAAGCTCTGAGCGTCATCAGCACTGCGTGAGTGGGCGATGATCACTGGTCTGCGATCACCAATTTGTTGGGTCACTTGGAACCCGCTGCCGACAGGCATTCTCGAAATGGTAAAGGTTGTTGTCATTACAGACTCCCGATTGATGCACTGCCCTGCGATTGCAAAGCCCTGCGGATTGATGAAATGAATGCACGCTTTCGCATGATCATTCGGTTAAGGAAAAGACGGCGGCGGTTGAACCGCAGCACTGCCTTACGTTCTGAAGTAGTCATCACACTTTCTCCAAATTGATCGAATCAACAATAAGCACTCGGTGAGTGGTCATTGGTGAGCCGAAGCTCTGCGGTAGCTGAGGGGGTAAACCTCAGCCAATAGCCCGAACCGCAAGCGGCATTTGTATGCCTGTCGGGGAACTTGTGTATCGCTTAACGCCGTAGGTGCGCCGGACTCTTACCGGAGGGGCTGGGCCTCTATGACCCGCAGCGCGTTTCATAACGCACCCCTGTCGCGTAGGCGGTAGGCCTACCAGACTTGGTTCACATTTAAGCCTGTCTCTCAAGGCACCCCGTGAGGGGCTTGGCGGGGATTGGGAAAGCCTCCCCCGTGGGCTTGAGTGGATTTTACACACATATAAAAACAGTACGCAATACCCTGTAAGCAATAAATAATTAAGCTTGCAGATACAACGAGTGGTGCGGGGATTTATTACTAGCCCTTTTGATATTGGCTCGCCACACGGTAAGCAGGGGGATGAATTCGGGATAAGAGGAACGCGCACGCGAATAGCAGGTAACAGTGTGCAATACAAGTATTGACAAGCAAATAAGCAGTAAATAGTTGGTATGCAGTATAAAGTGCTTTGTAATCAACAAGTTACATACGAATTTCCGTCTAAGCGTAGTTCGAGGGGTAGGCAATGCGATGGTATGGGTTAGGCCAAACGTCGCTTAGAACGCAATTCTGGGCCTCCTAGCGGCAAGTACGATATGTCAAGCTTTTTGTGCATATAGTTTACTGGGTACTGGTGATGGACGGTCAGTGCGTCGGCAGTATGATCGGCACCAATACAGGCATTGGAACAGGCAAGCATGGGCAGACCGAAGTCAGGACTCACCAGCAAACAGCGGCATTTTGCGCTGGCACTGGGTAGTGGTGCAGGCATGAGCTTAAGTGATGCGTACAGGGAAGCGTACCAGTGCGAGAACATGAGCGCGGCAGCCATCAGGACAGAAGCCAGCAGACTCGCCGCCAACCCTGCCATTACCCTATTGCTGGAGCAGATAAGGGAGAAGAATGAACGTGCAGTATCGGCCTCGCTGGTCAGCGACAGGGAGAAAGTTCTGGAGCGGCTGCGCCAGTGGATGGACAGTGCCGAGCCTACCGATACCAACAAGCTCAAGGCAGCGCAGCTACTGGGCCAGACTGTGGGCATGTTCAAAGATGTAGTCGAGACAAACAGTGGCGACAGGGATAGCACGAGTGTCGCGGCAGAGATAGAGCGCCGATTAGCAGCACTCCAAGCCAAGGCTGATGACGAGGCCAAGCCTGACAGTTTGCATTAGCTTAGACAGTACACCATAGCCCAACGGTTTGTGTACGCAGTACAGCATATGCTAACGGTTAGCACACCCCCGCCTCTCAGCAAATCTGTCTATCATCCTGCGACCACCCCACCCCCCCCTACGCATATACACACCCACCGTCTATATACATAGTGAAACGCTCAAACAATTACCCAAAAAATATATATGCCGTAAACAGTAAGCAGTACTGACCCCTTTTTTTGCAGGGAAACGGGGTAGGAATCCTAGCCCCCAAAAATTTTTGCAAAAAAAATCACAAATGGTGTTGCCTCATTCTTGTCAAGTGTGTAGCTTCTGTATAATCAGTTATTCCTCTCTCTAGGAATATGCCGAGTAAGGAAGATTCCTACTAGGAAGATTCCTACTAGGAAGGTGCCCCCCACGGCAGATACATGATTATTTTAGGTATATACATGAGAGAGGAATCTTCCTAGACGGGAATATTCCTAGAGGGGTTTATGCCGATTCTTGACAGAGTAGACCCAGAACTTCTCAAGAAGATCCCTAATTTACCTGAGCATGAGCAGCGCGAGATGCTGGCTCTTATTGAAGAGTTAGAGGCCGCTGAAGCTAAGGAATTGGCCCGTGATGGGTTCATGCCGTTTATAAAGCGTGTATGGCCTGCGTTTATTGAGGGCAGACATCACAAGATCATGGGGGATGCTTTTGAGCGTGTTGCCCGTGGCGAGTTGAAGCGTCTGATAATCAATATGCCACCACGGCACACTAAGTCAGAGTTTGCTTCGTACTTACTCCCTGCTTGGTTTCTAGGTAATTTTCCTGAGAAGAAGATCATTCAGACTGCCCACACCGCAGAGTTGTCGGTTGGTTTTGGTCGCAAGGTTCGTAACCTAGTAGACAGTGATGACTACAAGCAGGTTTTCCCCACTTTGGGTTTACGGGCAGATTCCAAGGCCGCAGGCCGGTGGAGTACCACACAAGGCGGCGAATACTTCGCTATTGGTGTTGGCGGTGCTGTGACTGGTAAGGGTGCGGATCTGTTGATCATTGATGACCCGCATTCAGAGCAAGAAGGGCAAAGTGCCGACCCCGGTGTGTTCGACAAGGTTTACGAGTGGTATACCTCCGGGCCTAGACAGCGTTTACAGCCGGGAGGCGCGATCATCGTTGTTATGACCCGATGGCACAAACGTGACCTGACAGGGCAGATTATCAAGTCCTCAGTGCAACGGGCTGGTACAGATGAATGGGAAGTGATTGAGTTCCCGGCAATCATGCCGTCAGGCAAGTCGCTATGGCCTCAGTTCTGGCCTCTAGAAGAGCTTGAGTCGCTACGCAACGAATTACCCGCCCCCAAGTGGAATGCCCAGTATCAGCAGAACCCAACCTCAGAAGAGGGCGCTCTGGTGAAAAGGGAGTGGTGGCGCGAGTGGGACAGTGATGTGCCGCCTGAATGCGAGTTTATTATCCAGTCTTGGGATACGGCATTCCTTAAGACTCAGCGATCAGATTTCTCTGCCTGTACGACATGGGGCGTGTTTTACCACCCAGATGACAACGGCACTATGCAGGCGAACATAATCCTGCTTGATGCCCATAAAGAGCGGTTAGAGTTTCCTGAGCTTAAAAAGAAAGCCTATGAGTTTTACGGCTACTGGGAGCCAGATGCTTGTATTGTAGAAGCTAAAGCAGCGGGTACGCCGCTGATCTTTGAGCTACGAGCGATGGGCATACCAGTTGCGGAATACACCCCGTCTAGGGGCAACGATAAGATCAGCCGTGTAAACGCAGTATCTGACTTGTTTGCCTCTGGCAATGTATGGCGGCCTAACACACGGTTTGCCGAAGAGGTTGTAGAAGAGTTTGCTGCCTTTCCTGCCGGTGAGCATGATGACCTTGTAGACTCCTCTACACAGGCATTGCTACGATTTAGGCAGGGCGGGTTCTTACGACTACTTAGTGATGAAGAGGACGAACCTTTTTATCCAAGGAAAGCGAGTTATTACTAATGACCAGTAAGAAGAAAAAGATTGCTCCTCTGGAGCCTTCAATAACAAAGAAAAAAAATATCGCTCCGCTAGAGTCTCCAGTAACAAAGAAGAAAAATATTGCTCCGCTAGATCCTCCAAAAAATCAAGAAGTTAAAGACATGAAGAAGGGCGGCAGGGTCAGAATGGATGGGACGGCAAAGCCTAGATAGATGCCATATCTTCAAAGCAACATCCCGTACTTTAAGTGCTGGGTGAGAAAAGAATACACGCACAATCACACTAAGTATCACGGTGAATTTGTTCACGCGATGGCAATTGCTGTCACGACAATGCCAAAGCGATGCCTGAGTTTTCAGTTGATATTTACTGGTGCAGAGACATACGACACCGACGAACCCAATGTTCATGGCGGGGCGATGTGGGCAAGAATGCCAATCACCGCACTGGTAGGCGACACACCTTTTGAGGAATGGCCTGAGCCGATGCCTGTATATGCAGCGCAACCTTGGGATTGCTCATCACGGGATCATTCGGTATATGTGTTGGAGAGGGCATCACCCTGTCCGTGGCTGGCAAAGGTGGACGGAGAGTTCTACCCTGCTAAGTACATGTTTACTGTAGACTACACAGACAACGAAATTGCAGATGACCCCGCACAACACAAGCAGAGTCATGTGATGGAGCTACTAGAGGCAGGCCCGTATACAGGGAACATAGTAGCGTTACCGAATAATCGAGTTAGGGTGACTCACCCAGCTTGGTTTGAAACAGGAGAGGGCGCACCAGATTTTCGCCCGTCTCAACATATTCATTACAGCAAGTCGGATTTGGATTACACGCTGGATGTGAACAGGGTTTTTGATAATTTATATGCGGAGGATTCCGATGAAGAAGTCTAAAGGAATGATGGCTGGCGGTAAGATGAAGTCCAAAGGCTATGCCGGTGGCGGCAAAATGAAGTCTAAGGGCTATGCTGGTGGCGGCAAAATGCCGATGGCAGAAAAAGACGGCGAAATGGTTCCTGCGTTTCTTGCCCAAGCTGGCGGAAAGATGCCAAACAACATGCCAAATAAGATGCGTATGAGTTCAAAGATGTACGCAGCAGGCGGTGTCACCAAAATCAAGAAGATGGAAGGCGGCGGTGTTGCCAGAGGCTCTGGTGCTGCTCGTTCTCAAAAGTTTGGGAAGAATGGATAGATGGCTATTGACCGCCCGTTGGCAACCCCCACCCCTGTTATGGCAGGGATGGAGGAAGAAGCGTTAGAGATAGAGATTGTAGATCCAGAATCCGTCTCTATTGCAGCGGGTGGTGAAACAATTTTTGAGTTCGATGAGGACGATTTGCAGAACGCAGGCGTTCCGCATGACTCCAATCTAGCCGAACTGATTGATGAGGCTGATCTCTACTCAATGGCAAACGACCTTATCGGCTCTTTTCGTGCAGATAAGGAAAGTCGAGCCGACTGGGAGCGGTCTTATATCGAAGGCCTTGATCTTTTAGGCTTAAAGCATGAAGAGCGCACCACCCCTTGGGACGGTGCTTGTGGCGTATTCCACCCATTGCTTACAGAATCGGTAATTCGCTTCCAGTCACAAGCCATACAAGAGATATTTCCAGCCAGTGGGCCGGTAAAAACATCGATTGTTGGCAAAGTAGATGACGAAAGAGAGAAGCAAGCGCACAGAGTTCAAGATTATCTGAACTACTTGCTCACTGAGAAGATGACCGAGTACCGCGCAGAGACGGAACGGATGCTTTTTTCTCTTCCATTGGCGGGTAGCGCCTTTAGAAAGGTGTATTACGACCCATCAATGGGACGACCTTGCAGCATGTTTGTCCCTGCTGAAGATTTTGTCGTGAGTTACGGGGCTTCAGACCTCGAAACGTGTGAACGAGCCACTCATATCATGAAGCGCACCAGTAATGAGGTGCGAAAATTACAGATTTCAGGCTTTTATGCTGACGTTGAGCTAGGAGATGCGTCACCAGCCGCAGACAGCTACGACAGAATCAAGGATAAATACAACGAACTGACCGGCGATGAGCCTAGTTACGACGGTGACAGCAGGCATACCATCCTAGAGATGATGGTTGACCTTGATTTGGAAGGTTTTGAAGACACAGATAACGGCGAACCTACTGGAATAGCCCTTCCATACGTTGTCAGCATCGATCTTAGCTCTAGAACAGTGCTATCCATCCGCAGAAACTGGTACGAAGAGGATCAACGCAAGCTTAAACGGCAACATTTTGTGCATTATCAGTACATGCCGGGGCTGGGATTCTACGGATTCGGCTTAATCCACATGATTGGCGGCCTAGCCAAGTCAGCAACCTCGCTTTTGCGTCAATTAGTGGACGCTGGCACGTTAGCCAACCTTCCGGGCGGCCTAAAGTCGAGAGGATTGAGAATTAAAGGCGATGATACGCCGATTATGCCGGGAGAATTCCGCGATGTGGACGTTCCGGGCGGCACAATCCAAGATAACATCAGATTTTTGCCCTACAAAGAGCCAAGCACAGTCTTGTACCAGCTTATGGGCGATATTGTAGAGGAGGGACGGCGTTTTGCCTCCGCTGCCGACGTAAAAGCAGCCGATATGAATGCAGAAGCGCCAGTTGGCACCACATTAGCCATCCTAGAACGCTCTATGAAGGTGATGAGCGCGGTTCAAGCGCGTCTACACGCCTCTATGCGTATAGAACTGCGCTTGCTGTCCAATGTCGTAAAGGACTTTGGGCCTCAAGAGTATCCATACGATGAAGACGGCCCCGCGCTTACCCGTGAAGACTTTGATGACCGTGTCGATATTATCCCCGTCAGTGATCCTAATGCTGGAACGATGGCGCAAAGGATCATGCAGTATCAAGCGGCCCTGCAACTAGCGCAGCAGTCGCCCGACATGTATGACCTGCCATTGCTGCACCGTCAGATGCTGGAAATACTGAACATAAGGGATGCAGATAAGATCGTGCCTCTAGAGGGCGATATGCAGCCTACAGATCCGGTGTCTGAAAACATGAACATCATTAACAGCGAACCTGTTAAGGCGTTTATCTACCAAGACCATGAGGCGCACATCACTGCTCACAAGGCGATGATCGAAGACCCCAAGATCATGGAGATCATGTCAAAGAGTCCAAACGCACAGAAGGCTGGTGCAGCGTTGGCGGCACATATTCAAGAACACTTGGCGTTTCAGTACCGAATGGAGATCGAAAAGCAGCTTGGTGTCGAGCTACCGCCGCCTGATACAGCGTTGCCAGAAGATATTGAGTTTAGAATCTCTAGGCTTGTTGCTCCTGCTGCCGAACAGCTTACCGGCAAGAATCAGCAAGAGGCTCAAGCTAAGCAGGCTCAACAACAAGCTCAAGATCCTATTGTTCAGATGCAGCAAAAAGAGTTACAAATCAAAGAGATGCAGGCTCAGACCAAAGCTCAAACCGAGATGGCTAAGATACAGCTTGATATGCAAAAAGCTGCCAGCAACTCTCAGCTACAAAGGGATAGGCTGGAGCAGGATGCTCGTTTGGCTCAAGCCAAACTGGCAGCAAGCATTGCCGAAAACAACTCCAAAGAAGAGCTTGAAGAGCGCAAGATTGTATCCAAGGAGCAGTTGGAAGGATTTAAGATTGGCAGAGAAATAGCTAAGGACTTAGAGGGTGAGTAGTGTATCCTCTGTAAACAGTTTTGAGTATTACAGGCAAACACTGCGTAATCAGATGAATGAGTACGCCGATCATATAAGTGGTGGCGCGTGTAAAGATTATAGTGAATACTCAAAATGTGTTGGAATTATTGAAGGCTTGGCTATCGCAGAGCGAGAGCTTTTGGATATGCAGGCCAAGGTAGAGGAAGATTTCTCCGCATAAGCGGTGCAAGCGACTCTGGACGCTTTTTTCCAGTGCATAGGACTACTAATGAGCGAATCATTAGCAATTAACGATGACGCAGCCCCCGAAGGGGATGAGCAGTCACGCAAAGCAAAACAGTTGCCTCAACCCAGAGGTTACAAAATACTTATTGCTTTACCTGAACCTGAAGAAAAGACGGCTGGTGGCATACTGAAAGCCACTGAAACCCTGCACAACGAAGAGGTAGGCTCTATTGTCGGTCTGGTCTTAGCATTAGGCCCAGACGCATACAGCGACTCACAGCGGTTTCCATCCGGCCCGTCTTGCAAAGAAGGCGACTTCATTTTAATGCGGTCTTATTCTGGCACACGATTCAAGGTTCACGACAAAGAGTTCCGTTTGATTAATGACGATAGCGTTGAAGCCGTTGTAGAAGATCCAAGGGGGATTGTTAAGGTATGAGCGAAATGCAAGAAGAGATGGGATTCCAAGAGTCTTCAGCCGAGGATAAGTTTTTCGGCGTAAAGACAACTATTGGTCGCTCATCAGATAACGAAGAGGCGATCACTGATCCTGACTTAGAGTTAGAGATTGTTGATGATCGCCCAGAAGAGGATCGTCGCGCACCAAAGGCTAGTTCGTCAGATAGCGATATCGATGACGATGAACTCTCTGGGTACAGTGAGCGTGTACAGAAGCGAATAAACAAGCTTAGGTACGAACAAAACGAGGAGCGCCGACAGCGAGAAGCGGCAGAGCGCCTTCGTGAAGAGGCTGTGAGTTACGCTCAAGCGGTTACCGCAAAGAACAAAGAGTATGAATCTTTGATCAATCGCGGTGAAGCGGCCTTGATCAGCCAGATTAAAGACAAAGCTCAGTTATCATTGGAATCTGCTAGGCAGGAGTACAAGAAAGCTTACGAAGAGGGTGATACGGATAACGTAGTTGCCGCTCAGGAAAGCTTAATGAGAGCGCAGTCTGAGCTTCAAGAGGCCAGTAAGTATGAGCAAAGCCTCGCAAACAAGCCTGTCACGGTAGCGGATGACGCTTATCAACAACAGGTTTATCAGCAGCAGCTTGCAAGAGAACAAGCTGTAGCGCAGCAGCAGGCGCAACAACCCTCTGTTGAGCCAGAGGCCCAAGACTGGGCTTCTCGCAATGAGTGGTTTATGAAGCCGGGGTTTGAAGAAATGACAAGCCTTGCTTACGGCGCTCATGCTAAAGCTGTTCAGGAGGGTGTCGCACCAAACTCTCCTGAATATTTTCAACGAATAGATTCAAGAATGCGTAGTGCATTCCCAGATTATGATTGGCAGGACTCTAGCGATACATATGGACGTAACGCGCCCGTGACTGCTAATCAGCCCTCGTCGGTGGTGGCACCCTCCTCAAGGAGCAATGGTGCCAAACCGCGCAAAGTACGGCTAACGTCCAGCCAGATTGCTCTCGCCAAGCGAATCGGGCTTACCAATGAACAGTACGCGATGCAACTCATTAAGGAGGGCAAACAGTGACTGAAGAGCGCACACCTAGAGAAAACGAGACGCGAGATGCGTCTGCAAGACCTAGTGATTCATGGATTCCGGCTTCTATCCTTCCAGACCCTAAGCCACAAGATGGGTGGGTGTTTCGCTGGATAAGAACCAAGACTCTTGGTGAATCAGACAATGTTCATGTGTCCAGAATGTTCAGAGAAGGCTGGCAGCCTGTAAAGGCCGAAGATCATCCTGAGCTTATGTTGGCTTCTGATGTTGGATCTCAGTTTGAGGGCAATATTGAGGTTGGTGGTTTGCTTCTGTGTAAGGCTGATAAAGCCAGAATGGATGCTCGCACCAAGCACTTTGAGCAGGTTGCTGATAATCAAATGCAGTCCGTGGACAATAATTTCTTGCGCGAAAATGACCCTCGTATGCCGCTGCTTAATCCTGAGCGAAGCACACGGGTGTCTTCATTTGGTAAGGACTAACCTCTGGCAAGGGGTTGGTTGATTAACTTGAGGAGGCCATTATGGCTACCGTTGCAACCCCTATGGGTGCTGAACCAGTTGATACCTTAAGTGCGAGCGGCTCGTTTACGGGCAAGGTTCGTCACATTAAGATCGCCAACGCTTACGGAACTGCTATTTTTTATGGCGATTTCGTAAAATTGGTTGCTGCTGGCACCGTTGAAAAAGCCGCTGTAACAACGTCTGTTGTTGCTGGCACTGTTGGGATCTTTGTAGGCTGCGCTTACACAGACCCATCAACAAACCAAAAGACGTTTAATCAACAATTCCCAGCATCTACGGCTGCTGACGATATCGTTGCTTACGTTGTCGATGATCCTAAGTTGTTGTTCCGTATGCAGGCTGATGAGGCTATTGCCCAAACCGGCCTTGGAAACAACGTCTCGGCGGTTAACACTGCTGGATCAACCTCAATCGGTCGAAGCAAGAACGCCCTAGACGGCGGTTCTATCGCTACGACTAATACACTACCACTGCGTGTCGTTGATTTCGTAGATGGCCCATCAAGCACCGTAGGTGATGCATTCACAGACTGCATCGTTACCTATCTGCCTTTGAGCCACGCTTACGAAACCAAGCTCGGCGTTTAAGGAGAATTAGGCAATGGCAATTTCAAGAGCGCAAATGCTTAAAGAACTCCTGCCGGGGCTTAATGCTCTGTTTGGTTTGGAGTACGAAAAATACGAAGATGAACACACTCTCATTTATGAGACTGAGAGTTCTGATCGTTCTTTTGAGGAAGAAGTGAAACTGAGCGGCTTTGGTGCTGCTCCCGTTAAGGCTGAAGGCGCTGCAATCTCTTATGATTCGGCTCAAGAAAGCTACACGGCTCGCTATAATCACGAGACGATAGCGATGGGCTTCGCCATCACCGAGGAAGCGATGGAAGATAATCTCTACGATTCTCTTTCGGCTCGCTACACGAAAGCTTTGGCACGGGCTATGGCCTACACCAAGCAGGTTAAAGCAGCGAATCCGCTTAACAATGGCTTCACCAGCTTCCAATCTGGAGACGGTGTTACGTTGTTCAACGCTTCGCACCCATTAGTAAACGGTGGAACCAATTCCAACCGTCCATCTACTGGTGCTGACCTTAACGAGACCTCACTGGAGCAAGCAATCATTGAGATTGCAGCCTTCACAGATGAGCGTGGACTGTTAATCGCAGCCCGTCCTCGTAGCTTGGTTGTACCGCCTGCACTGATGTTTACGGCAGATCGTCTTCTGGAGACCACTCAGCGTGTCGGCACGGCTGATAACGACCTGAACGCTATCCGCAATATGGGTGCAATCCCCGGCGGTTACGCTGTTAATCACTATTTGACTGACAGCAATGCGTTCTTCATCATCACTGACATACCTAACGGTATGAAGATGTTTGAGCGTACTGCGCTAGAAACGTCTATGGATGGTGACTTCGATACGGGTAACGTGCGCTATAAAGCGCGTGAACGATACTCATTCGGCGTATCAGATCCGTTGGGAATTTACGGATCGCCCGGATCTAGCTAATAGCTAGGCAATCGAACAGGGCTGCCAATTGGTGGCCCTTGTTCTTTTCCTGACCGATTGTTCCATGTGGAACATTTTGGACTAACCCAGACAGGAGACTACAATGGGTACTACGACTTTCACGGGTGCAGTTCGTTCTGAAAGCACCTTCAAAACTGTAAGCAAAGACAGCACCTCTGGTGCTGTTACTGAAGTTGCAACTATCGGTGATGGCCCCGTTAGCCTTGCCGATAGCAATGTAACTCTAACCAACGCCACTCACAGCGGACGAATACTGCTGGTTCCAGATGGCGGACAAGACAACACCTACACCTTGCCAGCGCCTATCGCTGGATCTGTGTTTAGGTTTGTTTACGCAGGCGGTGCCGCTGACGCAACTGATGCGCTTATCGTTACCCCCGGAAACACTAATTTTTACATTGGTGGTGTTACTTTCCTTGATACTGACAACGAAGTTAGTGCGGTTTTTTCTGATGGCAACTCAAATAGCAGCATTCAGTTAAACGTACCTGCTGGCTTTGATGTAACGATTATTGGTTTGAACACAACCAATTATCAGATCTTCGGCACTGTTACGGGCGCAACTGCACCTGCATTTGCTGATCAGTAATAGGAGGTTAGCATGGCCGATGCAGTAGCAACCCAAACCATTCAGGATGGCGGCAACACTGCCATTTTTAGGTTTACAAATGTTAGCGATGGTACTGGTGAAAGCGCCGTTGCTAAGATAGATGTCTCTGCGCTTGCCGTTGACCCTGTAACTGGAGCGGCTTGCACGAAGGTGTCCATTCAGAAGATCTATTACTCGACCATTGGTATGGGTGTGAAGATCTTCTTTAATGCATCTACTAACGTGCTTGCTTGGCAGCTTAACGCTGATTGGTCAGATACGCTGGATTTTTCTGATTTTACAGGAATACCCAATAATGCGGGTTCTGGCGTAAACGGTGACGTTTTGTTCACGACTGTTGGGCATTCTAGCGGCGATGTTTACAACATCGTTATGCAGGTGCGGAAGCACTTCTAGATCAAGCTGTGGCTAGAAACTACAAAGAAGAGTACAAAGAGTTTCACTCTAAACCAGACCAGAAGAAGCGCCGTGCGGGTCGCAATGCAGCACGGCGTAAAATGGCTGCTTCTGGCAAGGTTAAGAAGGGTGACGGCAAGGACGTTCATCACAAGGACGGCAATGCCCTAAACAACAAACGAAAGAACCTTCGCGTAGAGTCCAAGTCAAAAAACAGGTCACGCAAGAAATGAGCTTAACTGACGCTGAAAAGAACAGGCTAAAAAAGGTCGGGCTTACCGGCCTAAACAAACCTAAACGCACCCCTAGTCATAAAACCAAGAAGGCTGTAGTTGCTGTGCGCGATGGCGGCAAGATGAAGATCATCCGCTTTGGCGACCAGAAGATGGGTCACAATTACAGTGCAGAGGCCCGTAAGAGCTTCAAGGCTCGGCATGGCAAGAACATAGCTAAGGGCAAGACTAGTGCCGCATACTGGGCAAACAAGGTTTTTTGGAGTGGCAAGGGAGGCAGCAAGAAGTCTCCCCCTAAATCTCAAAAACAAAAGTTTGGTAGAGGCTGATGGCGATTAGTCGAGCGCAAATGGGCAAACAAATTAAGAACGCGCCATCTAAAAAGAAGCGTGTTTCTAAAAAGAAGCAGAAGGCTAGGAGGCCGTAATGGGAAAGAAAGATCTTGGGATACTCGGCGGTGGATTGGTCGGACTCATTGCAGAAGAGCCTCTAGCTGCAATAAGCCCTCTTGCTGGATATCTAAAAAACAGACGAGATAAGAAGAAAGATCGACGGTTAGAAAGAGAAGCCGCCGATGCTGCTGAAGAACAGCGCATGCAAAAGATCATGTCTGCCACAGGCGGTACTGGCGGCATGGACGGGATGAAAGCTGGCGGCAAGGTAAAGTCTATTGATGGCATGGCTATTAGGGGCAAGACCAAAGGTCGGATAATCTAGATGGCTGTTAGCGGCACATATGCATTCAACCTAGACCTCTCTGATGCTATGGAGGAGGCGTTTGAGCGTGCCGGTTTAGAGCTTCGTAGTGGCTATGATTATCGCACGGCTAGACGAAGCATTAACCTGCTTATGCTGGAATGGCAGAACAGAGGCCTAAACCTGTGGACGGTCAAAGAGGGTACGCAAGCCCTTACTGAAGGAACGTCTGCTTACGCACTAGATGCAAAGATATTCGACATCATAGAAGCATTTGTTCGCACCAATGCGGGTGACAGTTCTAGCCAACAAGATCAAACATTGAGCAGGATATCTGTAAGTCAGTACGCTCATTTGTCAAACAAGCTTACACAAAGTAAGCCTTTGCAGTATCAGATAGACAAAGCACCAGCACAGATCACGGTTAACCTTTGGCCTGTGCCAGACAGCGCGTCCTATACGTTTGTTTATTACTATTTAGAACGCATCGATGATGCAGGCTCTGCGGCTTCAAACAATATGGACGTACCAGCTAGGTTCTTGCCTTGCTTGGTTGCAGGGCTGTCTTATCAATTAAGCCTTAAGTTTCCAAATGCAGCGTCTAGGTCATCAGTGTTGAAGGCTGATTACGAGGAGCAGTGGAACTTAGCTGCTGATGCCGACAGAGAGAAAGCATCTATTTACATAGCACCGGGGTTTTAACGTATGGGCGCTTACGCTAGTGGTAAACATGCATTCGGTTACTGCGACTTAACGGGCTTTCGATACCCGCTAAAAGACCTTGTGCCTCAAATCGTAAACGGCAGGCCCACTGGTTTTTTGGTTGGTCGTGACGTTAACAGCCCAGATCAACCACAGCTTAAGCTTGGTAGGATTCGCATGGACGATCCGCAGGCGTTGAGAAACCCAAGACCAGATCAAGGTTTGGATCAAAGCAGGTTGTTAGCCTCCTTTAACCCAGTCGGGCAGGTTGGCTTGGATATGTTTGGTAGCGTTGGAATAGTAACCGTGAGTACAAGCTGATGGCATTTACATTCACGACGCTAAAAACAGCAATACAGGACTACGTTGAGTCAAACGAATCTACATTTGTTGCTGACCTGCCAACCATTATTACGCAGGCAGAAGAAAGAATACTCAAATCGGTTCAGCTACCTGACTTTAGGAAGAACGCTACAGGAACAACAACTCAGTCCAACCAGTACTTAGCGGTGCCATCTGACTTTTTGGCAACGTATTCTCTGTCAATAGATAACAGCGGTTATGAGTTTCTGATTCGTAAGGACGTTAACTTTATTAGGGAGGCTTACCCTGTGGCTTCTACGACAGGGGTGCCAAAGCATTACGCTTTGTTTAACGAGCAAGCTTTTATTCTAGGCCCAACACCAAACGCGAACTACTCTGCTGAAATACATTATTTCTACAAGCCTGAGTCAATTACCGTTGCTAGTGACGGTACAAGCTGGCTAGGCACAAACGCAGAAAATGCTCTGCTTTATGGCTGCTTAGTGGAGGCCTATACCTTCTTGAAGGGAGATCCAGACTTAATGCAGCTTTATGCGACAAGGTATAACGAGGCATTAGAAGAGTTAAAAGCTCTTGGTGAGGGTTACAACACTACTGATAGCTATAGGGCTGGAGCCGTAAGGGCCAACAGATAATGCTTTCTATGGAAGTTGGCAGCGTTATTGTTACAGCGACCGAGAATGGCGGTCATAGCCCTGAGTTTTGGGCCAAGTCAGCCGCAGACAGTATTGTTAGTGTAGGGGGCAATTGTCATCCCGTCATAGCAGAGCAGGCACAAGAATTCCAAGAGGCTGTTAAAGTTACAGTCTTGAGATACATTAAAGAGGCGATAAATAGCGACAGAACAACGCTGATTGCCGAACTAGATCGTCAAGGTCATAAAGACATGGCTGATATAATTAGGAGACTATAATGTCTATTACGAGTGCAATGTGTACAAGTTTCAAGAAAGAGCTTATGGAGGCGGTACACAACTTCAAAAACACTGGTGGAAGCACCTTTAATCTGGCCCTGTACACAAGCTCTGCAACTTTAAATGCAAGCACAACTGCGTATACGACATCCAATGAGGTATCCGGTACGGGCTATACAGCTAAAGGTGCCGCACTGACCCGTGTTGACCCAACAACCTCGAGCACAACAGCGTTTACAGACTTTGCTGACCTGACATTCTCTAGCAGCACAATTACGGCAAACGGGGCGCTGATATTTAATGACTCAGCTTCTGGAGACCCTGCGGTATGTAGCCTTGCGTTTGGTGGAGACAAGACATCAACCGCTGGTGATTTTACTATTCAGTTCCCTACCGCTGATGCAAGTAACGCGATTATAAGGATTGCCTAAGATGCCAGCGGCAAAGAAGCCTGCAAAAAAGAAGTCAAAGTCTAGAGTTAACGAGGCTGGAAACTACACCAAGCCTGAGATGCGTAAGCGTCAATTCAATAGGATTAAGGCTGGAAGCAAAGGCGGCAAGCCGGGGCAGTGGTCGGCGCGTAAAGCTCAAATGTTAGCCAAGGCTTATAAAGATGCAGGCGGTGGTTACAAGTAATGCCATTGAAGAAGCCTCAAAAGAGCCTTAAGAAGTGGACGAAGCAAGACTGGGGCACCAAGTCAGGTAAACCGTCTACACAAGGAAAGAAGGCGACAGGTGAAAGGTATCTCCCGAAGAAGGCTAGACAGGCTTTATCGGACAAGGAGTACGCTGCCACTTCCAGAAAGAAGAGGGCAGACACAAAAAAAGGCAAGCAACACTCCAAGCAGCCCAAAAAAATAGCCAAGAAGACGGCTGGATACAGGAAGTAGCGTGTGGCAGATCTTAATGGGTGGGGCAGAGGCGCTTGGGGTGATGGCCCGTGGGGCGAGGCTAACCCTGTCGTCGTTACTGGTGTTGAAGGCACTGGTGCGGTCACGACTGTCACAGTCAGCGCAGACGCAAATGTCACTGTCACAGGCGTTTCTGCAACAGGGTCAATCGGCTCCGTCACGATCATCGAAGGAACGGGTGTTACCGTCTCTGTCACGGGTGTTGAAGGCACTGGATCTGCGGGAACGGTTACTGTATCCGCTGATGCGAATGTTAGTGTTACTGGTGTTTCTGGTACTGGAGCGGTTGGTACGGTTACGATCAGTGCTGATGCAAACGCCTCGGTCACTGGCGTTGCGGGTACGGGCGCTGTTGGCACGGTTACGATCACTGGCGATGCGAATGTCTCCGTTACAGGTGTTGAAGCAACGGGTGCAGTCGGAACAGTTACGGTTATTGGTACCGCAGTCGTTTCTCCAACAGGTGTATCCGGCACTGGTCAAATTGGTACAGTCACTATCGGCTTGGGCCAAACGATTGTTCCAACAGGCGTTGAAGGCATTGGAGCGGTCAGCAACGTCACTGTTACAGCTGATGCAAATGTATCTGTTACGGGTGTTGAAGGAACTGGGGCCACTGGCACATCAAATGTATGGGGGCTTGTTGATGACAATCAAACGCCTAGCTGGGCAACTATTTCAACAAGTCAAACACCTAGTTGGTCAACTGTATCAACGTCTCAAACACCCAACTGGGAAGAGGTAGCCTAATGGTACGCAAAGTAAAGAAGGTTATTAAGGGTTTAGAGAAGGCATCTAAGACGCACAAGAAGCAAGCTGAGACGCTCAAGAAGCATGTCGCCTCTATGAGCAAGCCAAAGCCTAAGACGAAAAGTCGGAGAAGATAAATGGCAACTTACGTTAACGATTTACGGCTCAAAGAGATTGCCACTGGTGATGAGGCAGGCACTTGGGGAACCAGTACAAATACCAACCTTGAGTTGATAGGTGAGGCATTTAGTTTTGGCACAGAAGCTATTACGACTAATGCTGATACTCATACTACTACTATTGCTGACGGGGCTTCTGATCCGGGCCGGTCTCTCTTCCTCAAATATACTGGCACTCTTGATTCAACTTGCACCATCACTATAGGGCCGAATACGGTCAGCAAGCTGTGGTTCATTGAGAACGCAACCAGCGGATCGCAAGACATCATTATCAGCCAAGGTTCTGGCGCAAACGTCACGATAGCCAATGGTCAGACAAAGGCGATTTACAGCGACGGTGCTGGATCAGGCGCTGCGATGGTTGATGCTTTCCAAGACCTGTCGATCCCAGACTTGTTTATTGACGATGACCTGACGTTCACCTCTGACAGCGCAGTCATCACCTTTGGTGCAGATGGCGACACTACGCTCACGCACACAGACGGCTCTGGCCTGACGCTTAACTCTACGAACAAAATCATGTTTAACGATGCGAGCCAGTTCATTCAAGGCTCGTCTGCGACGGTTCTGTCATTGGGTGCGACGGATGAGATTGATCTCACGGCGACCGCGCTCGACTTCAACGGCACTGTTGCTATTTCTGGTGATACAACGATAGAAGATGGCGCGGATCTAATCACCGCATCCGCTGGCACATCCAACGTCCGTATAGGTGTCAACGCAGGCAACAGCATCGAGTCTGGCGGCAACCAAAACGTAGTCATAGGAGATGAAGCGGGTACGGCAATCACTACGGGTGATTTCAATGTAGCGGTTGGATATGCCGCTGGAGACGCACTTACTACCGGCAGTCGCAATGTCGGAATAGGCCAAAACGCGCTTGGCGCAGATACGTTAGGGAGTAGATCTACAGCAGTAGGACAAGGTGCTCTTAGCTTGCAGAATTTTACTACGTCTACTGATGCTTACAATGTTGCGGTTGGTACTTTAGCAGGTAATCTGATCACCACGGGAACCCAGAACACCCTTATCGGAGGTCTTGCGGGTGATGCACTGACTACTCCCGCTAATAATGTGGCGGTAGGATATAATACTCTAAGTACGGATACGAAGGGATCAGCTAATGTAGCAATAGGTGTATCTGCTTTAACAGCTCAAAACTTCACGACAGCTACTGATGTCTACAATACTGCCGTAGGTGCAAACGCAGGCGCTTCAGTCACCACGGGAGTCCAGAACAGTTTGGTGGGCGGTCTCGCGGGGGATGCACTTACCACAGGGCAGCAAAATACCGTCTTGGGGTATAGTGCTTTAACCGCAGACACAACGGGTATTGCTTCTGTCGCAATCGGCAGGGCTGCTTTAGAAGCTCAAAATTTTACTGACGGAACAACAAACTACAACGTCGCGGTTGGCTACCATGCAGGGTTGTCAGTCACCACGGGAATCCAGAATACCCTCGTCGGCGGTCTTGCTGGTGATGCTCTTACTGATGCTGATTTTAATGTAGCTATAGGAATACAGGCTTTAAGTGGAGATACCTTGGGTAGTGGAACTACTGCCGTAGGCACTGCCACTTTATCTTCACAAAACTTCACTACAGCAACAATTTCCTACAACACGGCTTTGGGTTACTATGCAGGCGCTTCAGTCACCACGGGAGCCGGAAACACCCTCCTCGGTGGTCTAGCAGGTGATGCGTTGACTAGCGGAAACTCAAATGTGGCGATGGGAGTTAACGCGCTAAGCTCTGATACGTTAGGAGACAGAAGTGTAGCGGTTGGTTATTCAACTTTACTCAACCAAAATTTTACGACCACTACCGACACTTATAACGTAGCGATGGGCTATGAAGCAGGTAAAGCAGTCACCACGGGAACTCAGAATACCATTGTTGGAGGCCTTGCGGCAGATAGCCTAACCACAGGAATTCATAATGTGGCATTGGGCTACGCGTCATTAACAACAGATACAAAAGGAAGCGCCTCGGTTGCGGTAGGTAATGAGGCTCTTAGTACTCAAAACTTTACTACTGCCACGGATACTTACAATACAGCAGTAGGAGATCAAGCAGGTAAAGCAGTCACCACGGGAACGGTCAACACGCTTTTGGGCGCAACAGCAGGTGATGCGCTAGAAACAGGGAACAATAATGTAATTATTGGTTTTG